CCAGATGTACCACTAAATCCTGAGTATCCGCTGATTCCAGATGTTCCAGACCAACCAGAGATACCTGAGTAGCCACTGATACCAGATGTACCACTAAATCCTGAGTATCCGCTGATACCTGAGTATCCCGATTTGCCTGATGTTCCACTGAATCCTGAGTATCCACTGATTCCAGATGTACCACTAAATCCTGAGTATCCACTGATTCCAGATGTACCACTAAATCCTGAGTATCCACTGATACCGGATGTTCCGCTAAATCCTGAGTATCCCGATGTACCAGACCAACCAGAGATGCCTGAGTATCCGCTGATGCCGGATGTACCAGACCAACCAGAGATGCCTGAGTAGCCACTGATGCCAGATGTTCCAGACCAACCAGAGATACCTGAGTAGCCACTGATACCAGATGTACCACTAAATCCTGAGTATCCACTGATACCGGATGTTCCGCTAAATCCTGAGTATCCCGATGTACCAGACCAACCAGAGATGCCTGAATAGCCACTGATACCAGATGTACCAGACCAACCAGAGATGCCTGAGTATCCGCTGATTCCAGATGTTCCAGACCAACCAGAGATACCTGAGTAGCCACTGATACCAGATGTACCACTAAATCCTGAGTATCCGCTGATACCTGAGTATCCCGATTTGCCTGATGTTCCACTGAATCCTGAGTATCCACTGATTCCAGATGTACCACTAAATCCTGAGTATCCACTGATACCGGATGTTCCGCTAAATCCTGAGTATCCCGATGTACCAGACCAACCAGAGATGCCTGAATAGCCACTGATACCAGATGTACCTGACCATCCACTTATTCCCGATGTTCCAGACCAACCAGACACACCTGATGTTCCACTGAATCCTGAATAGCCACTGATTCCAGATGTTCCTGACCAACCAGAGATTCCTGAATAGCCACTGATTCCAGATGTTCCTGACCAACCAGAGATGCCTGAGTATCCGCTGATTCCAGATGTTCCTGACCAACCAGAGATACCTGAGTATCCGCTGATTCCAGATGTTCCTGACCAACCAGAGATACCTGAGTAGCCACTGATTCCAGATGTACCACTAAATCCTGAGTATCCGCTTACACCTGATGTTCCTGACCAGCCACTTATTCCTGAGTAGCCGGATGCTCCTGACCAACCACTAAATCCTGAGTATCCACTGATGCCTGATGTGCCACTAAATCCTGAGTAGCCACTGATGCCCGAGTATCCACTGATGCCAGATGTACCTGACCAACCGCTTACACCGCTTGTGCCCGACCAACCAGACACACCAGATGTACCACTGAATCCTGAGTAGCCAGATGTTCCTGACCAACCAGAGATTCCTGAATAGCCACTGATGCCTGATGTTCCTGACCAGCCACTGATACCTGAGTATCCACTGATGCCAGATATACCGGACCATCCACTGATGCCCGAAGTGCCACTGATACCTGAGTATCCACTGATGCCCGAAGTGCCACTGATACCTGAGTATCCGCTTACACCCGATGTGCCTGACCATCCACTGATACCTGAGTATCCGCTTACACCCGATGTGCCTGACCAACCGCTTATTCCTGAGTAACCCGATGTTCCTGACCATCCAGATATACCTGATGTGCCTGACCATCCGCTGATACCTGATGTTCCGCTAAATCCTGAGTATCCACTGATACCGGATGTTCCGCTAAATCCTGAGTAGCCCGATGTGCCCGATGTGCCACTCCAGCCACTGATGCCTGAGTACCCACTGATGCCAGATGTACCTGAGTAGCCGCTGATACCAGATGTTCCACTGTTGCCAGATGTTCCTGACCAACCAGAGACACCAGATGTTCCACTGAATCCCGAGTAGCCAGATGTACCCGATGTGCCCGAGAATCCCGAGTAGCCAGATGTGCCTGATGTGCCCGAGAATCCCGAGTAGCCAGATGTACCCGATGTGCCCAAGAATCCCGAGTAGCCAGATGTTCCACTTAAGCCCGAGTAACCAGATGTACCAGATGTTCCACTGAAGCCCGAGTATCCAGAAGTGCCAGATGTACCTGAGAAGCCCGAGTATCCAGAAGTGCCAGATGTACCTGAGAAGCCCGAGTATCCAGAAGTGCCTGATGTACCAGATGTTCCACTGAAGCCCGAGTAGCCAGATGTACCAGATGTTCCACTGAAGCCCGAGTAGCCAGATGTACCAGATGTACCGGAGATGCCTGACCAGCCAGATGTTCCGGAGATACCAGACCAACCAGATGTGCCACTGAGACCAGATGTTCCCGATTGACCTGAGTAACCCGAGGTGCCATCGATGCCTGAGTAACCACTGACACCTGAGTAGCCCGAGGTGCCTGATTGACCTGAGTAACCCGAGGTGCCTGATTGACCCGAGTAGCCAGATGCACCAGATGTTCCACTGAATCCCGAGTATCCACTGACGCCAGATGTTCCACTGAATCCCGAGTAACCAGATGTGCCCGAGAATCCAGAGTAACCAGATGTGCCTGATGTTCCACTGATTCCCGATGTACCTGACCATCCACTGACGCCCGATGTTCCTGATTCACCGCTTGTACCTGACCAACCAGAAGTTCCTGATGTACCGGAGAAGCCCGAGTAGCCACTGAGTCCTGAAGTACCTGACCATCCACTGACGCCTGACTCACCAGATGTGCCACTCCAACCGCTGATACCTGAGTATCCACTGATTCCCGAGTAACCACTGACGCCTGACTCACCAGAGGTGCCACTCCAACCGCTGATACCTGAGTATCCACTAATACCGGATGTTCCGCTAAACCCCGAGTAACCACTGATACCAGATGTACCTGACCAACCAGAGATTCCTGAATAGCCACTGATGCCTGATGTGCCGGACCAACCAGAAGTTCCTGATTCACCTGAAGTACCTGACCAACCAGAGATTCCTGAATAGCCACTGATGCCTGATGTTCCTGACCAACCTGATTCACCTGAAGTACCTGACCAACCGGATAACCCTGAGTATCCGCTGATGCCAGATGTACCACTGAACCCTGAGTAGCCACTGATGCCCGATTCTCCTGAAGTACCCGACCATCCACTGAATCCCGAGTAGCCACTGATGCCTGAGTAACCACTGACACCCGAGTAGCCACTGATGCCTGATGTGCCGGACCAACCAGAAGTTCCTGATTCGCCGCTTGTACCCGACCATCCACTGATGCCCGAGTATCCTGATGTGCTTGCTCCCGAAACACCACTTATTCCCGAGTAACCACTTTCACCTGATGTGCCTGACCATCCACTTATACCGCTTGTACCGGACCAGCCGGATATTCCTGACTCTCCTGATGTGCCGGACCAACCGCTTATTCCTGAGTATCCAGATGTACCTTGTATAGGACCAACATCTGTCCAATTATTTGCGCCGTCAGATACAGCACCATCACCAGCATCAAATCCGCCGCCGGCGTGTGTTACGACATATAGATCACCTGCTGCTGCGCCGAGAGGCAAGAATGAGTAATCGTATACTGCACCCTTAAGAGCAACTGAGTCCCCAGAATGTCCTGATGTACCTGACCAGCCACTGACGCCTGACCAGCCACTGACGCCCGACGTTCCACTGAATCCCGAGTAGCCACTGATGCCTGATGTTCCAGACCAACCAGAAGTTCCTGATTCACCAGATGTGCCGGACCAGCCACTGACGCCTGAGTATCCACTGATGCCTGAAGTACCTGACCATCCAGAAGTTCCTGATTCACCTGATGTGCCGGACCAACCTGATACACCTGAGTATCCACTGATGCCTGAAGTACCTGACCAACCAGAAGTTCCTGATGTGCCTGATGTGCCGGACCAACCAGAAGTTCCTGATTCACCAGATGTGCCGGACCAGCCACTGACGCCTGAGTAGCCACTGATGCCTGAAGTACCTGACCAACCAGAAGTTCCTGATTCACCAGATGTGCCGGACCATCCACTGATGCCTGAGTATCCACTGATGCCTGAGTATCCACTGATGCCTGAGGTGCCTGATTCACCAGATGTGCCGGACCAACCAGAAGTACCTGACTCACCTGAAGTACCTGACCAACCAGAGATTCCTGAATATCCGCTGATACCAGATGTTCCTGACCAGCCACTTATTCCTGATGTGCCTGATGTGCCGGACCAACCAGAAGTTCCTGATTCACCTGAAGTACCTGACCAACCAGAAGTTCCTGAATAGCCACTGATGCCTGATGTTCCTGACCAACCAGAAGTTCCTGATTCACCAGAAGTACCTGACCATCCACTGACGCCCGAGTAGCCACTAATGCCTGAAGTACCTGAGTATCCACTGATGCCTGATGTGCCGGACCAACCAGAATTACCTGACTCACCTGAAGTACCTGACCAACCAGAGATTCCTGAATATCCGCTGATACCAGATGTTCCTGACCAGCCACTTATTCCTGATGTGCCTGATGTGCCGGACCAACCAGAAGTTCCTGATTCACCTGAAGTACCTGACCAGCCACTGACGCCTGAGTATCCACTTATTCCTGATGTGCCTGATGTTCCTGACCAACCAGAAGTACCTGACTCACCTGAAGTACCTGACCAGCCAGAGATTCCTGAGTATCCACTGATGCCTGAATTACCTGAGTAGCCACTGATGCCTGATGTGCCTGATGTGCCGGACCAACCAGAAGTTCCTGATTCACCTGAAGTACCTGACCAACCAGAGATTCCTGAATATCCGCTGATGCCTGAAGTACCTGAGTAGCCACTGATGCCTGATGTGCCGGACCAACCAGAAGTTCCTGATTCACCAGATGTGCCCGACCAGCCACTGACGCCTGAGTATCCACTAATGCCTGATGTGCCGGACCAACCAGAAGTTCCTGATTCACCAGATGTGCCTGACCAACCAGAAGTTCCAGACCATCCACTGACACCCGAGTATCCACTGATGCCTGAATTACCCGAGTAGCCACTGATGCCTGATGTGCCTGATTCACCTGAAGTACCTGACCATCCACTGATGCCTGATGTGCCGGACCAACCAGAAGTTCCTGATTCACCAGATGTGCCTGACCAACCAGAAGTTCCAGACCATCCACTGATGCCCGATGTTCCACTGACACCTGAGTATCCACTGATGCCTGATGTGCCTGATTCACCAGATGTGCCGGACCAACCAGAAGTTCCTGATTCGCCGCTTGTCCCAGACCATCCACTGATGCCTGATGTACCAGAGAAGCCGGATGTTCCTGACCAACCAGAGATTCCCGAGTAGCCACTGATGCCAGATGTACCTGACCATCCACTGATGCCAGATGTACCTGACCAACCCGAAGTACCTGATTCGCCCGAAGTACCTGAATAGCCACTGATGCCTGACCAACCTGAAGTACCTGAAGTACCTGACCAACCAGAAGTTCCTGATTCACCGCTTGTACCTGACCAACCTGAAGTACCTGAAGTACCTGACCAACCAGAAGTTCCTGATTCACCGCTTGTACCTGACCAACCAGAAGTTCCTGATTCGCCTGAGTATCCAGATGTTCCTGATTCACCGCTTGTACCCGAGTATCCAGAAGTTCCTGATTCGCCTGAGTATCCAGAAGTTCCTGCTGCGCCCGTCACCCAGGCGAGATTACCTGAGCCATCTGTTCCTAAAACATTAGTCGCGGATCCACCTGCTATATGAATATTTGACAGCGATCCTAGATTTACGTTAGGTGATGTGTCAAAGTTTACGTTACCTACGATGTTACCAGTAGATAGTGTTGGAACAGCCAATGTTCCTGTGATATTATTATAGGAGAAACCAACAGAGGCGCCGAATTCACCGGCGTCATTATATTGTACTTGTGTATTGCTTCCACCAGGTGTGCCGTTACCGCCACCACCACCACCAGTTGTCCAGGCTAAGTTGCCGGCACCATCTGTTTGGAGAACTTGTCCGTTTGTACCACCGGCGATATGGACGTTTGCAATGTTGCCGAGGTTAGCATCTGATGTTACAGTAAGATTCGCAACATTCGCCGTGTCAGTTATGACATGACCATTGGCATCAACGACTTCAACAGCAGGTATACCAACTGAAAACCCACCGATTGAATTGAATGATTCTGCTGCCATAATTTATTCCCTATACTTTATTTATCATTGTTTTTATTTTCGGTATCTGAAACGCACAGAATAAAACACCCGAGTGTGCTTTTATAAATAGTATATGCTCAGAAAACAACCGACACGGCCGCTATGCATGAACTGTAATCAAGTGCCTGCTAAACCAAATGGCATCAGCAAACTTGGATTCAAAAAGTGGCACCGATATTGTGTTGATTGTGCGAAGGCGACATACAATCCGCTGTTCGGTTATCTTCTTTCAAAGAAAAACAAATGCGAGAAATGTGGATTTGAAGCCAAAGACAAATGCCAATTGGACCTGATAAAGAAGGTGACAATGTGCGCTAACTGTAGTAGGCTTCACAGAAAAAACCAAAGAAAAAAGTCAGTGCTGGATATCACCACTGACTCTGAAGTTGGCATAAGTTAAAAAAAAGCAGACCGAAGTCTGCCAAACTTCCCATCCCAAGGGTTATTTCTTCAGCGGAGCATTATCTGCCGCTCTTTGTTCTTTGTTTGTTTCGTTCAATTTACGTAGGTATCTCTGATAAAGTGCCTCATCTTCCGGAGATAACTTACCTTTTTGTGCCTGCTTCTTCATATCAAGTTTGAATACTTCATCCTCTGTTCGTTCAAGTTTTAAAGAACGAATCTGTGTTTCCATTGAGCGTTGCATCACTTGAACATCCGCTGCTGATGCGTAGTGAGAGTCGATTGCCCAGAATCCACCAAGAATAGCAACTATTCCAGCGGCAGTTGAACCTAACTTAGCAAAACTGAATCCGGTTTTTTCTTCTGGCATACGCTCTCCTTTATTCTATTTATTCTAGGCATGAAAAAAGGGCACCGAAGTGCCCTTTGTGGTTACATCCAATTTTATTGGAATGTAAGATTTGAAACCGCAATTTCCCCAACATAGTCAGCCGCGTTACCGAAGCTGGATGCAGTGTTAGTAAGCTCGATGTAACCGTAACGGGTCATAAATGACACGACTGGTTCGAACGTAGCCGGATCCAGCACAACACCACTGCTCATCAACGGAATGTAAGGGCAATAGAATGCCGCTGCATCTGTTTCACTAGAACCCTTATAACCAACTAGCACTGGCGTGCTATCTGGTGCATACGAGTCCACGAACACGCGCATTGCGCCGTTTAGTGTACCGACAAACTTGGTGTTTGTAGGTGCTTCGAATGTGCCTTCTGTAGTACGAGCAAACGCAGAAGTTGTAGCCGATTGCAACACGGTTAGTGCAGCAGACGAAACAACAGCCCAGTTACCAGCGCCACGACGAGTGCGTTGAGCAATCAAGTTAGCAACACGGTTAATAAGAACAGCCAAAGCAGCATGTTCGTCACCAACGTATGTAGCGGTACCAGAAACGGTAGCCTGATTGTATGTGTACTCAGTTGAAGCAAGAGTACGAAGTGACAGAAGAATTTCTTGGTCAATTTCAGCGGTAATTTCTTGCGCTAATGCTGCCATGATTTCTGCTTCCACATCGATACCGTGTTGGCTTTGAGCATCTTGCGCTGCTTCAAATGTCCAACGTGCTTGCAACTTACGTGACTTGGCTTCAACAGCCTGACGTAGAATTTGCACAGAGATTTGCTTACCACCATTGCCTTCAAGGGCAGCAGTATTAGCACCAGTGTACTGATCGGTAGTCGTAGCAGCATTTGGCACACGTGAATACGCCTGAGCGATCATGAATGGGCTTAATGCTTCTTGACCAGCAGTAACTGGAGTTGCAGCAGCACTGGTATCACCCAATGACTGAGCATAACGAACACGCAGAGTGTGAATCTGACCAACTGGTCCTGTCATTGGCTGAACGCCCACCAATTCGTTAGCAATAACGGTTGGCATGACACGACGAATCACCGGTAGAATCACACGGTTTAACGTGGCGATGTTACCAGCAGTAGTTGTACCTACTGTAGATTCAGCAAGTAGCTGTTTCTTGGTGTTTTCTAAAATAACACCCATTGTTGAACGACGAGTTCCTTTTAAACCTTCTAACAGGGCTTCTTTGGTCTCATTCCAACGGCCTTCTAAGAGTACTTTTGACATGTATTTTCTCCTTTTATGTCTATTTTATAGCCCTGCCAAGCGTTTGATATCGATAACGTTATCACGTTGTTCCATATCAATTGGTGCTTGTTTAGCAGCTTTATCCCCGGTCACTTCCTTAACTGTTTCTCTAAGCGCAGTCTTTCCAGACTTCACAGAACCAGTGTTAAGAACTGATGGTAGATACTTGTCGAAAGATGTTTGTAACTTTACAGTCTGAACACTTTCTAGTAAGTCCTTCATTACTACTTGCTTTTCCGCTGTTAGCGTACCTAGCAATTTCGTCATAACTTCCTTGCGGCTGTTAGACTCTTTAATGACACGAACTTCACGTTCCTTACTTTCCACAAGAAGTTTTGCCTTCTTGGTTAGTTCGATAGATTCAGCCAGCTTCTTGTCTTTCTGTGCTAACTGGGCAACAAGTTTACGAGTTTCCGCTTTCTCATTTAAATGAGTCACAGAAAATTCACTTGCAAACGCCTCGAACAGACGACGACCAAAACTATTTTCTCTTGCAGTCTTGATGTCCTCTCGTAATTGTCCTAATTCACCCTTGAGTTGGCTAGTTACGGCTTCGTTAATTCTCTTAGCAGATTCGGTCACGAAACGTGCCTTCAGTGCTTCAAGTTGTTTACGGCCTTCAGCAACTAATTTGACCTTTGCTTCAACAACAGCCTGTTTGTCCTGGGCGAATTCTTTAATTTCGCGGGCAAGAGCATGAACAATGAATTGCTCAAGTTTTTGCTGACTTTCGTTTTGTTGTTTACGGTCTGAACGAACTTCTTTGATTTCTTCGGATAGTTTAGTAACCATAAAATCATTGAAGCGTGTTGCAGTCTCACGCAATTTTTGTTGTGCTTTCACACGGTCTTCGTTCATTGCTTGTCGTTCCACTTGAAATTCTTCAATCTCAGCAGTCAGACCAGATGTAACCATCTTATCAAGGGACTCTACCAACACACCACGATCATGCTCGTAGCGTTGCGCGAACTCCTCACGAAGTTCAGCACGTACCTGCTCCTTGGCCTCGACCAACTTAGATTCCCATGCTTCGTTAATAGCTTGGGAGACATCTTCGTTGATTAGTCCGCCGTCAAGTAATGGTTGTAATGCTTTATCAATCATTAACTTCCCCTTTATAGTTTGAGGTCTCTAATCAGACGAACCACTTCGTCCTTTAGATACTTCTGTACTTTTTTGTTGTCTTGAGCCTCTTTAGCAATCATCAAGGTTTTATGACCATATTTCATGTTCATCATACCTTCATAAATTGCCTTAGGATAAGCGTTTGGTGCGCTTGGCTGGGCAACAACATCAACAGTGATTATTTCAAAATCACTGACACGGCCATCAGCTTCGTTAACGTTTCCGCTACCTCTGCTTGATACACCTAGTTTGACACCAGACTCTAACATGGTAGTTACTAACATACCCATTGGAGTTGGTAGAATTTTAAGCTTTCCGAAACCATTCGCGCCGTCCATCCACATTTGAGTAATCATATGGGATACACGATCAAGATTGATTTTCAGATCGTCCGGGTGATCGACTTCACCGAGGACAGAATAGCCTGTTGTAATTTGTTCATTAAGAGTTTGGACAGCCGACTCAATCTCAGAAACGGGATAGACGCGCTCATTCGCGTTCTTGATCCCGCCCTGGATAAAAATCCCTTTCATATAAAGGGACTTTTTGTCGCCGTCTTCCTTAACAGATTCAACCACGATATTAGCGCGGTCGAAAGTTAAGTTTTCCTTAAGGTAAGCCATTACACTTAATTATTTACGTTTACGGGATTCAACAATGCTCTTGTTGTTTGTACCCGATGCTTGACTTGTAGTTGGCTTTGGCGCCGCTTCACCGTCTTGCTTCTTCTGACCCGGGGAGTTCTTGAAAGAACCAGCACCCTTAACAGATGTTTCACCCTTGGTGTAAGCATTGCTAGGAGCCTTAGGGGCAGTAGGAACTGCTTCTGGAGAACCAGTTACGTTGACTGGCTTAGCACCAGTTGAAACTACTTTTGGTTTTGTCAGAGCAATGCTCTTTGCGTTTGAACCGTTGTCGCCGCCGATTTTAGAACCGTAAAGTCCCTTGACGTTTTGTAGAGCAACTGCTTCTGCAAGTGGTTCTTCTTCGTCACCGAATTCGTCAGCACCTTCTTCATCGCCCATGTCCATGTCGTCAGCGCCTTCAATAGAACCGTCACCTTCTTCGTCACCGAAGTCACCACCGTGTTCTGCTTCGCCTTCTTCGTCTGCCATGAGTTCTTCAAACTCAGCCATTAGTTCGTCTAATTTATCTTCAAGAGAAACTACACGATCTTCCAATCCTTCTTCGCCCTCAATTCCGCCTTCGTCACCGAAGTCTTCGTCGCCGTCAAGTGAAATTTCACCTTCGTCACCGAAATCTTCTTCTCCACCGAAATCGTCCAGGTCTTCATCTTCTTCAGAGATACCTTCTTCTTCAACATTGATTTCGTCTAACAGATCACCGACTTGACCACCCATTTGACCCTCGTCGTCCATCATGCCTTCATAAATTTCGCGTGATTTCTCCACGACGATATCATGAAATAATGCACGGGCTTGTTCTTCGTTTTCGTTAGTGATCAGGTTGATCAACTGTTCAAATTTCTTATTGTCCATTGGAATCTCCTTGTGTTAATGGCTATACTATATTTATAACATAGTCACCAAACTAACGTATTATGTGCTACTTTTTAGCACTTTTGAAGGAGATATAGGAATTACATCGCTGGCATTGCGCCTTCAGCACCTGGTTCAACCGGAGTTGAGTACTGAGCATGAACTCTTTTTAGATTTTGCTTTGCTTCGTAGTTACGAACATCAAGCATTTTACGCAGTTTTCGGATCTGCCTTAGGGTGAGTTTAGTCTTACGGGATTCTTTCCACTTAGGCTTAGAGTTATCAGATCCAAGGTCCTGATAACCATCAATTGCTGCGTCAAACATTTCCAGTAATTTCATATGGTATTTATCTTTTACATGCCGTTGCCGCCCGGGGCGCCACCAGCCATTGGTGCTCCTGGCATCGGGGCTGCTACTGAACCGGCAACCTCTGCTCCTGGCATCTCGCCTTCTGGGTTGTCCATGTCATCAGCAGTTTGTTCATCTGATTCCATGTCACCAACTGAAACACCGATGGAACGCAAATCGGATCCTTGTGGATTAATATCCTCATCCTTATTATTTTCTTCACGCCATAGTTTCTCGTTCTTGACGATTTCTTCTTCTGTAAGACCAAGGAAACGTTCAAGGGCAAATCGTTTAGAGATATACGGATACGCTTCAACAGTAGAAAAGGTATTTACCCGTGATGTGTCTAATTCAGACTGACGGTAAGACGCAAAGTTTTGGGGTGCATTGAACTTCAGCACGAATAATCCGCTGTCAATGTTCAGACCGCGCCATCTTAGGAATAGTTTGAACTCCTCGTCAAGTTTCTGACTGATGTATTTTTGCAGACGTTCACAGTATTGATTAAAACGGAACTCTTGAATCATTGCCGTTCCTACTTTACCGTCACCCATGAGGCGTTCACTGTCGTCAGGGCCTGTAGGCAAATAACTACTTGGAATACGAAGTCCACGTGCCAGACGATTATTAAAGTAACGCAGATCGTCAATCTCACCGAGATTTTGACCACCAGGTAATGTAGTTACATCTGAACCACGGCCATCTGCTGTAGTCGGGAAGAAATAATCTTCATTCATGCTCATCGGATTATATGTGGCATCAAGAACTGACTGACCACCATGAACAGATGGGATTCGTCGTTGATGGATTTCATTTTTGATGCGTTCAACAAATGCCATGGCCATGTGACTCGGCATGTTACCAACGTCAATCTTGAACACTCTACGTTCAGGGGCACGTTGTACACGGTAGATAAGAACGGCGTCTTCCAACAGTTCCTTTTGCTTATATACCTTGAAGATGTTTTCCAGGATTGATTGGCCGAAAGGCCAGAACCGATCAAGACCTTCTGTGAGACTAAGGTGAACAACGTGTTTCGCATCAATCGCCGATTCTTGAATACCAAGAGTGAAGCGACCGCTTGTAGTGGCTGTATTAGGGACGGTGTATCCGCCACTTACTGAACCACCACCTGTTCCACCAGACCCCGTTGCTGGATTAGCAGCGAAGTCAGTATTATTCTTTTGTGCCACAGACAGATTTTGAAGATTTACATTGATGTCTTTGATGACATACTGTTCGGGTAACTTACCTTCGCTTTCATTCACAATGACCTTGATAACCTTGGTCATGTCCACCCAATATAACTTGAAGTTTTCAGGATCACGAATGAAAGCCTGATCGCCGTATTTAATGGTGTTGCGGAAAATCTTGAAGGCACGGGTGTCAAACTCATTAAGTTTGCACCATTGTTGTAATTGCTTCTTCAGTAACTCAACTTCGTGTGGAGTAGGATCTTCAGAGAACTCCAGATTGAATGGAGTCTTATTATGTTCATTTGACTGTGTACAGAACTCAGCAATGATGTCCAGACATGCGTTAATTTCGGCATCAACGTCCATCATTTCATACTGATTATATCGTTCAATGCGATTTGGGTGACCCACATACACTTCAGGAAGTCTGCTGGCGTAGTTCTTATACCCGAACTGATCGTTGTTCCAACCACCAGTTTCTGATCCATTCTGTCCAGGACTGTTATTCCAGGCACCTTTATTGCTATTGGCGCCAGAAATCGGGCTCATTGCGCCAGTTGTGTTGACTCCGGCAAATCGTTTCTTGTAGGACATATTGTATTTAGTATTACACGCGAGAATATTTTAATAACTCTTCCCTGGTATCGTTACCAGACGCCATGTGATCACTGAGCGTATCCATCTTGTCTGAGAGCATTTTGAATAGTTCCAATAATACACCGGAGTCAGCATTGGCTGTCGGTGCTGCAGGGGTAGCAGTAGGCAATGGCTCTTTCTGAACAGTAGGCGCTTCGTTGCTTGCAACCAAACTATTAGGGTTTGGCATAGGTGTCACAGTTTCTCTGCCATGTAGTGTCACAGGGTATCCCGAAAGAGGTCCATTGAATAATCCACCAAACTTGGCATGTGGTGTCTTTTCTTCAACTGATGCCACTGGTGAAAAACTGACAGACTTCATAATCCTGGCATTCACTGCTGCCTTGTATCCCTTTGGATCAGCAACAGGATCTGGCAGCGGTTCAGCCTTAGCAACTGGGCGAGGTGTGACCGCTGGCACTTTAGGTTTTGCAAACCAGTTGTCGCGTCCTGCCTTAGTCTTATCTATTTCCTCTTGGGATGATGGTTTAAAATCGGGTTCAATGGAAGTTTGTTCAGTTTTTGCAGCAAGTGTTACAGGTGCCGCAGCAGTTGACACGGGTGTTACAGGTGCCGCAGCAGTTGACACGGGTGTTACAGGTGCCGCTGCCACTGGAGTAGGTGTTATAGGTGCCGCAGCAGTTGACACGGGTGTTACAGGTGCCGCAGCAGTTGACACGGGTGTTACAGGTGCCGCTGCCACTGGAGTAGGTGTTACAGGTGCCGCTGCCACTGGAGTAGGTGTTACAGGTGCCGCAGCAGTTGACACGGGTGTTACAGGGGTTACAGGGGTTACAGGGGTTACAGGGGTTACAGGTGCCGCTGCCACTGGAGTAGGTGTTACAGGGGTTACAGGCGCCGCTGCCACTGGAGTAGGTGTTACAGGTGTCGCAGCAGTTGACACGGGTGTTACAGGTGTTACAGGTGCCGCTGCGACTACTGGATCAGTAGATTCATTAGAATTTGCTAATCTTTCGTGAGTATTAAACTTTTCTTTTTGCATGGCAACAAATTGGACCGGGGTCTGTCCAGGTTTCATGCCATTATGCTTCATTGCCTCAATAACCTTCGGTCCTACTGGTTTACCCTTAATTGCATCAATGACACCAGGACCAATATTATGCACCATGTATAGGTTTTCACCAGTAACAGGAACACCGGCTACTTCTAATAGTTTAGCATTATTTTTGGCAAGCAATGCGGTTGCCATCATGTTGATTCGTTGGTCTCTCCTAGGATCCTGTGGTGTTCTGAAATTTTCAGGAGTTACTGGCTTCATCCCAATTTCAATTCCCTCAAGAGTCTTGGCTAATGAATTCCAAGTTCCGTCAGGGATTGTTTTACCATCTTTGCCTAATTTTCCACCATGCCCAGCCGATGACTCAGTGAATTGCCCTATTCCTATTGCCCCTGTCGGTGACATTTCACCGGAATAGCCACCCTCCATTTTAGCGAATCCACGCATGGTTTTTTCGTCCATACCGAATTTTTTAGAGGCATCCCGTATGTTGTCGTCATTTTCTTTACCGAATCCACTAAACTTTCCCTCAGGAGAAAGTTTACTCTTTACGGCAGTTATTTTCTCAGTGCGCTCTGCTATTCCTGATTTTGTCTCGTTGATTTCTTTATCAACTTCACCAGTGCTTTGGCGACGGCGCTGAAGGAGTTCCTTTTTCTCATAAAGATCACCGAGTTTACTTTCAGCACTCTTATTTTCTGACTCTAATTCTTGCATCTCACGACGAATCTTATATTGCTTCTCCCTAAGGGCAATATCCTTTGCCACAGATGCATTGACCTTCTTTTCATTTGCAGTGATTTCTTCCGTTATGGTGGCAAGGTTGACTTTAGCATTGTTAATCCGTTCATCTATTAGTTTTCTTTCATCGACGGTTGCACCACTTCTGATTGCTTCTGTGCGTTTTTCTTCGTCGTCAGCAATTGATTTCTCTAACGAGTCCTTACGATTTTTAAGAAGTTTAGCATTGGCGTAATTAGTTTGTGTTTCATCTGATACATTAATGTTAGTGGTAGATTTTTCTTGTTTACTTGATTTTTCAACCTTCGGCGTTCCACCAGCAGGAGGCTTAGCCCCAACTATATTGTTAAATTTATTAACGGCTGCTTCAAACATCTCACTGGCCGCTTGGTTTATTTTTGCTGATTGATCAAAGTGTTTAATCGCACTGTCCTGCAACATAGCAGCAGCCTGTTGCGTTCTCCCTGCGCTTATATTTGCTGCCAATTGTGCGTCTGGTGTACCTTGCTTTTTCTGTTTTTCTGCCTCTAAATATTCACCGGGATCAGAATAACCTGCTGACTTTGCAGCGGCTAACAATTTATCATATCCCTTTATCTTGTCAACACCATTAGCATAAGTCCCAGCTAACACTCCCCCTACATCTCCGCCTGCTGCCTTCGGAAGTGCCATTGCTCCAAGTGCGCCCTTCCAACCACCCATAGCAAGTGAGAGGATTTTAGTCTGGTCCCGTAGACCGGTATTCACTGCATCAAGCGCTGGCTTGAACGTCAAATACGCAGCACTTGATTTATCATCAGTTGGCCCGCCTAATGCTGCGCCACGGGCTATTCCAATGGACCCTTCAATATTTCCCTGATTTCTTATATTTCTTGCAAGAATAGCAAGAGTTTGCAATCTGTCTAACTCTCCTTTATTATTCTCTTGCTCTGCCTTAAACATAGCCGCCCGGAGTTGGTCTTCGGCTAGAACCGCATCCATCGCTAACTCTTGTTCTTTTCTGGATACACCTGTGATGGCAGCCATCTTATCCAGTTCTTCCATGTAATTTTTTGCACCAGCCACCTGTTCTAGTTGAGTTTTATTAAGTAATGTCCCCATCCTTGTTTGCTGGGCCATCCACTTCAGGTCATGTTCACGCTGTTCGTCTACTGTTATCCCTAATCTTTCTAATTGTTCACCTATCTCAGATTTTTTTAGTTCATTTGCAACGTTGGCAAACGCCTTGGCACCATCAGATGCAGTTCCTCCCATCATTGCTAAATCTTTGGCATTTGCCTTTAACAATGGTCCTAGTTTTTCTATCTCTTTGACAGTCAGGCCCAATTTTTGGGTCATATCAAATAATCCGGTTAACCCTTCGGATGTAGCTAAACCAACTTGAGAAAGGTCGTTGAAGGACTTGAACAGGGCATCGTTTTGCTCGGCGCCCTTTTTTTGCGCCTCAGTGAATAATTCAAATGCGGCAGTCGCAGCCATCGTAGCAACCCCGAGAATCTTAAGGACTGGACCACCCATAAGAAATAGTGCCCCGGCTAATCCATACATAAGCGGAGTAACCTTATCTACCGCAGATGCCAATGCGTTAACACCCACTGCTGCTCCGCGCTGACCAGCATAAAGAGATGTTGACATTGACATAAAGCCAGCGACGAGTGCTTTCCCGGCGACTGCTATAGATTCAAATGCTATTTGTGCCCCTACCCCACCGCCAGCCATTTTAATTAACCCATCTTTTCCAGACTCTAATGCACTTGATAATGATGTAATTTTCCCCCTGATGTCTTTAAAGGTATCACCAGGGTTTGCTAACTTTTGAACAGTTTGTGTGAACTTCTCCTGTTCTTCTTTTAACCTTCTCTGTGTTTTAGCAGCGTCTACTATTTCTTTCTGTTGATCCTTACTGAGGTCTTTAAACTGAGTTACAACTCCACCGTATGCCTGATTACCAGCACTATATAGTGCGATCTGCTCCCTGTAAACTCTATTTCGCTGAGTCTCAGCAAACGACTCCTCACCTATCTGCTTCTTAATGCGGTCAACGACCTTCCCTTCAATAAGGTGGCGCTCATCCATTGCTTTACGAATTCCGGCATTGAGTGAATCTTCAACGCCCAGTCGTTTTTTAGTTGTCTCAGCTAGTTCTTTATTAATCTTAAATTGTTCAGGGTTTGCCAACTTCTGAACTTGTTTGGTATACTTTTCTTGTTCTACTTGTAATTCCTGTCGTAGCCTTGCTGCCTCTACGACTGCGCCTTGCTCTTGTTTACTGAGGTCATCAAACTTTATATGCGACAAAGATTGTATAGTTTGTGCTAAGTTATCCTGGCCAGTTCGCAGTTTCTTCTGAACTATGGCTGCATATACAAGTTCGTCCTGTTGCTGTTTACTGAAGTCTTTAAATTGTGTTATGACTCCGCCATACGCCAAAGTACCGGATCTAAATTGTGCAATTTGTTCTCTGAAAACTCTGTCATGTTGAATTGCCGAAAAAGCCCGTTCCTTTTCTGCATTGTTGGCGCCCTTCATGGACTGAATGGCACGTTCAATTACTCTTCCCTCAATGAGGTGGCGCTCATCCATCGCTTTACGAATTCCGACATTCAGAGAATCTTCAATGCCTAACCGTTTCTTGGTCTCTTCTGCCAAATCTTTGTTTATTTTAAGTTGTTCAGGATTGGCCAGCTTCTGAACCTCTTTAGTGAACTTTTCTCTTTCTTCCTGCAGTTTCTTTTGTGTCTTGGCAGCATCAACTAGTTGACTTTGTTGTTGCTTATCAAGATCCTTGAACTTTGTTACAACACCACCATATGCCATATTACCGGAACTATACTGCTGTATTTGTTCTCTGAATAATTTATTTCGTTGGGTTTCATTGAACGCATCGACACCTATTCTATCTTTGGCCCTTTCAACTATTTTTTGTTCAATCTGTTGTCGTTCGTCAAGTTTTCTACTAATATCGGCATTAGCAGTATCTTCTATACCCAACCGCTTATGAAATGATCTGGCAATTTCAGAATTGTACTCTTGCTGCCGTGACAGAGAAGTATCCCGGTCTTTTCTTATCTTATCCTCAATTGTCTCCGTTCGCGCAAAGTGTTCTTCAGTGGCCTTAACTTGTTTTTCAGTTTCGTCAGCTTGGCGCTTAACTTGTTCGCCCATGGATGACATGGCATCAGCCATACTTTGTATGGATGCAAGCAGTTGTTCTTGTACTTCTTCAGGTGTTGACATATTTGGGCTCTTTCAGGTATTTATTCATTTTTAATACCATTAAATTTACCCTATTTTTCATACACTAAATACATCACTGTTTACCCAAGGAACAAAAATGATTGAAAACAACCCGCTAAGACAATATTTTCGCCGCCCATCAATTTACATCAAATTACCAAGCGGGTATAAAAATTACCCCGAAGGAGTCATTGATGTGCCAGAGGCAGGAGAACTGCCGGTCTTTCCGATGACTGCCATTGACGAAATTACAGTGAACACACCAGATGCATTGTTCAATGGTACTGCCATCGTTGAAATTATCACAAGTTGTGTTCCAAGCATCAAGGATCCGTGGAGACTATCCAGCGTTGACCTTGATACCGTGCTGTTGGCAATCAAGTCAGCATCCGGTGGTAACGACATGGAAATTGAAACGACATGCCCGGCTTGCCAAGAAGCATCTACGTATGGTGTGAATCTTGTAGGACTGTTAACCTCAATCAAATCAGGTGATTATGACACTGAACTTGCGGTGAACGATCTGCTGATTAAACTACGTCCGCTTACTTACAAAGAAATGACTGAAGTAGGACTTGGTCAGTTTGAACTACAGAAGATGTTTGCAGCAATTGACACGCTGGAAAATCTCACTGAAAAAACTAATAAGCAGCGCGAGGCTCTGAAAACCATCACTGATATCACCATGACTCTTCTGGCGAAGACCATTGAATATATCAAAACACCCAGTTCATACGTGGATCAGAAGGATTTCATTCTCGATTTTCTGAAGAACTGCGACAAGGGCATGTTTGAATCAATTAGAAACCATAATACCAGTCTGAAAACAAAGTCTGAGGTGAAACCACTTCCGGTGAAATGCATTCACTGCCAGCATGAGTACTCACAACCTTTCTCAATAAACGCCGCTGATTTTTTCGGGTAAGGCTTCTACACCTTGACCCCGAAGGTGTACAGAAGCTATTAGATGATATGGAAGATGAGTGTACTGCAATTAAGAAAAATGCTCTTACTTGCTCTTGGTACATGCGGGGTGGAGTATCCTATGAGGATGTGTTGAACATGTCTATGGAGGAACGAAACCAAATAAATCAGATCATATCTGATAACCTCAAGACCACGAAAGAAAGCAAACTACCATTCTTTTAGACACCACGGTGTCTTTTCTTTTGGCATTCCATTCCATTATTTGTCATTTATATTTTGCTCTCTTTAGAGATGTGCTACGCACATCTGATCCCTTCGCTTCGCTCGGTATCACTCTAATTCTTTTTTATTCTACTCTCTATTTGCTTATCGGATATCCACTTCACCTTGGAGCCATGGTAGTGCCAATTCAGCACTACCAAATGGAAAGTTTCACCCTATCCCCTCTGTTGTCTCTATCCCAGATAATTAGGCGTCTACTACTATCTGCTACCGGTTGCTCTGTAAAGTTGTTATGGATCTGTAGTTGAGACAATATGGCTTAAACTTCACCATACCTCCCAGCAACGCATGTTCTGTACCATCACGACAAAGTAGGCACAGACTCATTCAGGGTTCACATTTCTACCATGGTGAGAGCCCTGTCGGTATTCCCCTGGTATTATTAGCGCAATACCAAGGCTATACTCCAGTATCTGACGGCACAGCACAATCTGTACAACCTCAAGGAGAGTCGGGCGTCCCGACTAGACGAATTAGGCTAAGGCTTTGTGCCAGTGTTTGGTGTCAGGCTAGTGACGGGGAATTTGATTTGACCTGGTGTCTGTTTATTTAGCAAGTATAACACGTTCCGTACGAAAATTATACTGTATTTGGGTAACTATCTTTTCATTTTTGCCTCTTCGGCCGTTTCCTCTGGAGGAAGAAACTTGATGCCTGAGATAAGGCCGTTGTAGCTTTTCCGTGCGCCGTTAGGTAGTTTTGTTCGTAGAACATCTTCCATAATTTGAAGTTTTACTTCTGCATAGACGAGCGATGCGCGTGTCTTATGCAGGGAAATAATCTCAAAGCGATAGTTGTCTTTGCCATTGGTGGCAATCGAGGTGTTGAGTCTGACTGAAGAACCCATATAGGTTTTCCAATCAGACTCCTTGATCACCTTCTTCTTATTTTTTCTGCCCTTGACTGTTTTTCTTAGATGCTGATGCAGTTGCTTCTTGCCGACGTATTCCATTCCGGTGCTTATCTCTGTAATTCGGTAAAGAAAACCGAACCAGTCGTCAATCTCAAAAACGTGTGGGAACTCCCAATGACCTGTATCCATGCGAGATATTTAGCCATTAGTCCATCTCCGTAGAAGTATTGTACGAGGTGAATCCACCTTCTTTTACGACCTTCAGGACACTCGGTACTCGCCCTGCAAGTTCTTCTCGGTGAGAGACAAGCCAGATAGATTTCTGACGACGACGGCTCATATCCTTGAGAATAGCAATGGCGTTTTCTACACCCATCGTGTCAAGTCCGGAGTCAATCAACTCGTCAATGAATAAAGTATTGACTGGCTTGTATAGGTTTTCCCAAACATCACGGAAAGCAAACGACAAACCAAGAATCAGTCTGTTGCGCTCACCACGGGACAGGTTATCAAAGTCAAGTTCACGCCCCAACTCAGTAATCTCCACATTCAGATCGTTTTGGAAGACAACCTGATGTGGCAGACCGATCTTGTCAAGGTAGTGTGTCAACCTGGCATTCAAAAATGACAGATTTTGATCAATGATCTTCTTACGAACAAACGAATCCTTGCTGGTCAATAGTTCCAACAGGAACTTCTGGTGATCCATGGTCTTTGTCAGTGAGTTGATCATGTCAAAGTTCGTTACCTGTAGAGCCCTCTGCTCCATGTCAACGATTTGTTCCTCATAAGGATCAACCTCTGCGCTCTTGTTTTCCATTTGCGTCAGCAGATTAGCCATGGTTGAACTATGCGTCACCGCTTCGGCCTCAGTGTCATAAACGGTAACAGGTGGCTTGGATAAAGTTGTTACGCTATTGAGCAGTTCGTTGGCTTGCTCGGCATATGGGTCAGACTCATTCTCTTTATCTGTGATCTTGTGATTGATGCTTTCCAGTTCGCTGGAGTGTTTGAACGCTTCTTCTTCTGTTTTGTATAGAGTTGATGGCATCTTACCAAGAGAAATCTTATTTTCTCCTAGATGGATGAGGAGGTCAAGAGAGGTGTTGTGGCTGCTTATTGCCAGAACCAACGCCTCTTCTTTCGCATCAAGGACAACGGTGTGTTGCTCATCATGTAACTCCTGCCCACAGGCATAACACTTATGATCATGAAGTTGGGCAATCTCTGCCTCAAGTTTTTTGATTTCCTTATCATGCCTGACACAATCACCGGTTGCCCGTTTGATATCAGCGTCTTGTGTTGCCTTATCCTTGACACGTTGGTTGTACTCGGCGACCTGTCGGTGCTTTTGTAGTTCCTTGACGATATCAATGGAGTTCTTTTTGTCGTAAGCCTTCTGAAACTCCGCGACTTCTCGTTTATTCTTATCAAACCATGCAGTAGAGCGGGCTGTCAGCGACATATAACTCTGGTTTACTTCTTTGTTCTTGTTGTAGACCACAAGGTCTTTATGCGCCTGTAGTTCTGCCACGATATCTATTTTGGACAGGGCATCATACGATTCCACATAGGCAGCAAGGTCAGACTCCTTCTTGGAAACCCATAACCGCTGTCGCCGCTTCAACCCATCAATCTGTTCAAGGATACGTTTGTTTGCCTCTTCTACTGCTTTGATACGGAACTCTTCGGTTCGTATGGCATCTTTACTGGTGGTAAGCAGTTCTTTTACCGTCTCGGCTTTCTCGCTGAGGATTGTGATTCCCAATAACTGCTCAATGATTGCTCGTTGATCACTGTTCTTCAGGGCAAGAAACGGTTCGGAATAGGTATTCAGTGCCACGATGTGTTTGAACATGTCAGCAGACATGTTGATTACTCGCTCAATGGCTGCTTGAGTTTCTTTGTTCTCGCCTTGGGCATCATCCTGTTGCTTTTGTAGAGTGTTGTTCACGTAGAACTTCAACAGATTAGGCTTGCGTCCTCGCTCAATCTTGTACTCCACTCCATCAACACTGAAAGTCAGAGTGACCAGCATGTTCTTGCCGTTGGTGCGATTGACCAGGTTGTCTTTTCGGATGCTATTGATAGGCACACCGAACAAAGCATAAGAAAGACCTTGGATCAACGATGTCTTGCCGGTACCATTTCGTGCCCCATCACCACCAAGATCAAGATTCTCTCCGAGGATCAGTGTTAAGTCAGTCCGGTCAAAGTTGACTGCTTGGGTGACAGCACCGATAGATAGGAAGTTGCGAATTGTAATGTCTTTGAGGATGATGGTCATATTGCGTGATAGATTTCCAGTAGAACTTTCTTGTCGTATGTCTTGGATTCAATGGCGTTGATCTGATCCAGAACAATCTGATCTACCGATTCAAACTTTATCTCTCCGGATTCAGCGCCAGCGGCTTGTTGCTCTACTCGCATAGGAATCAGTGCCATCTCTCGCAGAGAGTAGTCAGGGATGAGAGTTTCCCGGATGAAGTTCGCTTCCTCGTAGGAAATGTCAATGTCAAGATGAACACGAACATGAGAATCAGGCAGCAATAACTCTTTGGTCTTCTCCAGAATGTCGCTCAGTTTATGAACGCGATACTTGGGTTGTCCTGGCCATGAATAGAACTCTGGAGTTTGTCCCCAGGCTAGTATCATCATACCGCGGGCATCGTCTCCGGCGTCAGCATAGTTATGTGGGAACGCATTGCCGATATACCAGATGTTCTTCTTGGCCTGTCGTTTGTGAAAATGTCCACTGAATACGGTGCCAGTGGAACCGAAATCGTCAAGACTGATCAGACCGTGATCGGGCATTTCAATCTGGGCATTCATCAGAAAGTAGGGCAGTTCAAAATGCCCAAAAGTGTACGTGGACTTGATCTTCTTGATCGCGGCATGGTCGTCACCTACCATCCATGGGCAAAGAGTGACGTTGCCCTCAGTAAACGGATCATTGATAATAGTTACATTGGGTAGGTATCCTGCCCAAGCAACCGAATGAATGTCCCGTTTTTCTCGGTAGTAAAGATCGTGGTTACCCGTGATGAAGAACACTTGAGAGAAGTTGGCATTAAGCATCTCCAAACATTTCATGGAGTAGTGTAAACTCAGCACGTTGATACTGGCGCGATGATTGTGCCAGTCTCCACAAACAATAACGGTATCACACTTTTCCTCTTTAGCCTTGGCCACAAACCATGTGACGAAGTTCACGCAATCCTCGTTGTGAACCAAACTGTTACTCTTGAGCCCAAGATGTAGATCCGTTAGGACCGCTGCTTTTGTAAATAAATTTGCCATATTGTATGATACACTGACGGCCAGAGACCGTCAATGCCTATGGAGAAATCACTCCTCGTAGTGAGTAGTGCTATTAGATTGCCTGGACCAACTTGGGTTCAACCCGTTTATTTCCAGAATGTCATCACGAATGTTTTGGTTTCGCTTCTCTGTATTTAGAACGCGACAGAACGAGTTAGTGATGACTGCGGTGTAGAACGCAAATGGGTTTGCTGATTTGGCTTCGTTAAATCGGAGTCCGACGTAAGTAAGTTGAAGGATTGCGGAGTTACGCATCTCGTCGTTGTAAGTGTACCCGCGCCAGTTGTACTTCATGGCATATTTTTCACACATCATAATGTACATGCGGGCCAGCTTGTTAGTGGCTTGCCCGTGGTCTTTATTGAACACCCCACTTTCTAAATCACCCTGCCAGTGAGACTTGCCAACGCAGAAGAATGTGTTATTTTGGTCAATTTTATAGTGTTGAAACGGTGGGAAGTTTACCTTTACATGAACCATGTCATCTACTTCTGCTTTGGTCACGTTGTCTTCCAGATCAGCAAACTTCTCATCAGGGTCAGCCTCTTCAAACTCAAATATGTCCTTGGCCGTTTTCTTTTTTACCGTTTTCCTGGGTTGTTTTGGTGCCACTGGGACATGGGTCCAAGTCATCACCCTAAATACTAAGTCAGTCGTTAGAATATCTGCTGCCTTGACTGAATCTTTGACTCCGGCTTCCTGGCTCAGACGGATTGCCCGGTTTTCTTTGGCCAACTGAATACTTTCGGGACGAAACGCATACGCCAAACTTTCATCAAGTGGCGCCTGGGGCATATCCACAATCATATCATACCGATGGACTTCCGGGTCCGTGAAGTGACAGTAGGTGTTTTTGCTGGTATGTATTTCTTTCAGAATATCACGATTATTCAGATAATTGACTGGTTTCCTTGGTGCTGGTAGTAGTGACATAGTTTTCCTTATTATTATGCCATGTTATTATAGCATACTCCAAACCAGAAAGCAAGCCTTCAGTAAAAATAGTGGTATTTTCCGCTGATAAATACTAATAGGAAACATTATCATGGCAACCGCACCGACAATCCAACTAACATCATTGCCGTTCCCGCAGCAAGTAGTCATAGCTACAAACGGCACTTTGACCACGTTCGGAGTAACGCCAACTGCTAAGACTGCATTTATAAATGCCGCTATCGACCGGTTTAACGCAATGATATCTTCATTTTCAGTTCTCACCGCAGCCGGAATAAGTTTTGATTCCACTATAAACGCTGAAACAGCGGCATCAATCCTCAAGTATCTACCCCCGGGGTATTCGGTTAATACTGCTACTTATCGGCAGGTCCTTGAGGTATCACAACAAGTTTTGGTAAACCTACAGCAGTATAAGGCAAATCCGGCATCAATACCCAATCTGGTCACGGTCACTGCTGTGCCTGCTCCCACTTTCGTGGCAGTATCAGCGCCGGCGCCAGTATCATCTAACAACACTCTGTCAACCGTATTGGGAGTCGGAGCAGCAGCACTCGGCGCTATAGCATTAGTTAAAGCCTTTACCCCGCAGGCGGCGCCTGCAGAAGTTGCTCCAGCATCTGATCCGGCAGTTAATCAGTATATTCCGGTTGACAATGAAGATATACCAATAGATCAAGCACAAGCAGAAGATTTCGGCGGAACTGATGAAGCAATAGCGGAACAAGAGCGAATTCAATCTTTTGAACCAGCGCCCACAGACGAAGAAATACAAGCGGCAGATATAGCGATGGATGAGGCAATTCAGGCCCAACAGGAAGCAGATCAAGATTATGCCTTCAGCACTGGATACGATAACGTCCAAGATCAAAAAGATGCCGAGAATCAACGGGCCCTTGACCAAATAGAAGCGGAACAGATTGCAGCGGATGAACAGGCTGTTAGAGAAGCCGATTCGGAATTGCTCAGAGAAAGTCGTCGTGGCCTAACATCTGAAAAGGCCGAAACTCAGGCAACTGCCAATGCACAAGATGCCACTAACTTCCAAGCAAAAGAAGACTGGCGAGTTCGGTTGAGTTTATCACCCGGCGCCAACTATCTTTATAAGGCAAAGGGTGCCGAAGGAATTCTGTTACCGCTTGTTGCCACTGACGGTGTCATCTTCCCGTATACTCCTAATATTGTAGTGGTGTACGCCGCCCACTACGAGCCGACTACGCTGACTCACTCCAACTATAAGATATTCCAATATGGTTCAAGTAGTGTGGATAATGTGACGATCACTGCGGAATTTACTGCTCAAGATACATTTGAGGCAAACTATCTACTGGCAGTCATTCACTTTTTCAGGTCAGTGACTAAGATGTTCTACGGTAATGATACGGATCCGCTGAATGGCACACCACCTCCGCTTTGTTATCTATCAGGTTTAGGTGAATATCAATTTGATGCCCACCCGTTGGTCATTACATCTTTCAACTACACCCTGCCGACTGACGTTGATTATGTAAGAGCGGGTGTTGGTAGTGCCGCATCGCCGGCTAAAGTCAACAATATATCAGCATCAACTACTCGCCTTGGTCCGAACCTAACTCCCGGTGGGCTTTCTGCCCCACCTGCATTTAGTTCATCAACTCCTTATACCAAGCCAACTTATGTCCCGACTAAAATGCAAATATCTATTTCGGCATACCCAGTCGTAACACGAAGCGACATCAGCAATAACTTTAGCCTGACGAAATATGCCACAGGCGAGTTGCTACAAGGAACAAAACGTAAAGGTGGAGGTATTTGGTAATGTCATATCCAGCAACAAGCCCGTATTATCTCACTGATGTAACTAATGGCAACTATTTAGATGTCATGCAGAATCGTCCGATACCAAGTCAACCAGGAGATGTATACTGGGAGATTACTCCGGTTTATAATTTGCGTCCTGATCTGCTGGCATATGACCTATACACAGATTCCAGACTATGGTGGGTATTTGGAAGCAGAAATCCAAATAGACTTGCCGATCCGTTTTTTGATTTTGTCACTGGAGTTGGCATCTATCTACCAACCTCTACTACACTCCAGACTGCATTAGGATTCTAAAATGCCTGACCAACTTATCGGTGCAGCAGACGGAGATAAAGGTGGAGATAAAGGCGGAAGTGCATTTACCACCAATGTAACTCCTGTAACCAGCACAACTACGTTTGCCCCGGTGACTATTGTAGGCAAGCGACTACCTAAACGACCTAATAATCCACTTAGTAATTTCTCAAGTTCAACGTATCACCTGACTTTATACATGGTGTCACCGGACGCATATAATGCCTTCGTTCAATCCGGCCGAAAGAATATAAATGCCAAGACGCCCGGGGCATATATCATTGCCCAGAGCGGTGGCACACCAAAATCAGACCCATCAACTAGAGCATCCGGATTTGAATTAGATTTCTACCTGGACAACCTAAAAATAACCACAGTGCTTCCTGCAGCAAGCCCGACTACAACCGCTCTATCATTCAGCATCACAGAACCGTATGGGTTCTCGTTCATCACCAAATTAAATCAGGCACTGGCCACGATACGAAATGTTTCAACAATACCAGGATACAGCACATCAACTGCCACATTCAATCCGACTCGGCAGTTTTTCATCCTGACAGTTGGTTTCAGGGGATACAATTCCAATGGTAAGGTAATGACCAATTCAGATATTGCCAGTCAAAACGCATTGACTACTGAATCAGGGGCTGTGTTCGATCACTTCTATGAGATAATTATTACTTCAATGAAGTTTAAGTTGGACGGCAAAGAGACAAAGTATGATATAACCGCAGCAACTCTGGCGCCTACAACATCGTTTGGTATCAACAGGGGAACAGTGGCCGAAGATATCACCGTTGTTGCCGAGTATGTTGCTGATGCCATTGGTGGGAATATAGATTCAGATAATGATCCACCAGGAATCCATGGGTTGCTGACACAGATCAATGATGCTCAGAAAAAACTGCTTAATCCACCAGTTGATGTGAAAAACAATAAGTCAGACGCCTCAAAACCTAAACTAACTTACCCTAATATTTACAAAGTTAAATGGGCCGGTAGCGACACTGATCAGGCAACATTCAAAAAAGCCACACTGAAAAGCCCAGCCGATACATCTAAAGAAAATTCACCCGGAGTCACAATTAGTAACTCATCGGGGTCAACTGAGAAAGCAGCACAAAAAGCCGCACTGAATGTCAATGTTAAGAACGTCATGATCAGAAGTGGAACCTCTATTATTGCTGCAATAACGCAGATTATGAAGTTCAGTTCTTGGGTTGAAGATTCGTTAAAGATTATACAAGCAAGCAAGCCGGAACAAGATTCTGAAACTGAAAATGCCGAAACAATCACTGCAAAAGCAGAGTATAAGTGGTTTAACATAAGTTCCGACGTTGAAATAATCGGATGGAATGATCAGCAGAATGACTTCGCCTATAAAATAACTTACACCATCGGGCCGTACGCCATTCCAGCAACGGCGACATCATTCTCTAAAGCACCTAAAAAATATTACGGGGCCTACAAAAGATATGACTATTGGCTCACCGGAAAAAATTCCGAAGTGATAAAAATTGAACAGCAATTTGACAATGCTTATTTTAACACTATGTTTATGGGCGAGGGTGGCAACGACGGTGTCAGTAATAATCCAAACTTTAAAACTAATGTGGAGCAACAGGGACGAGAGGGAGTCGGAACCGTAAACGTAGATGCCACTATAACCAGGCTGAGAGACCCTAATGCCTACACCAAAACAAAGATACAAATTCTTGGCGACCCTGATTATCTGATGCCTGATTCATCCCAGTCCTCTGGTTACTATACTGAGGATGGCTACACCCTAAACCCATCGGGTGGTCAGCAGTTCATTGAGATTTCGTATAAAGAGGCGCAAGATTATATGAACAGCACAGGAACTTTGAAAGTTAACGGCAATATTGAATTTTTCCCATACTCAAAAGCCGTTCGTGATGAACTCAAAGGAGCAATGAGTTACATGTTAGTGAGTGTTGTAAGCACCTTTAGTAAAGGTTCTTTCACGCAGGATCTAACCACCGCAATTAATACATTTCCTAACTACGCTTCTGCTGCCCTTACGACACCTGAACGCGGAGCAAGTTCTGAGGGGGACACTGGAGGAGAAGCAGCAGCAAAAGCCAACATGACCGGAACCACATTAAATAGTGCATTGACGAGTAATGTGCAAGCAGTAGTTGATAAAGTTTCCTCGGTGACAATACCTACACAGACTGGTCAGGTCGCGGACGATGATGCGGCCCCGTCACAGGCAGACAATGCCGGAGCATATTAAATGGCAACTAACATAATTAAACCACAGGGCGTCCCAAAAGCCTTTACACCAGAAGCAGGCGGCGCCAACCCACGCATGGCCCCGTTGATCGGCATTGTAAAGGACAACATTGATCCTATACGCGCAGGAAGAATATGGGTTTACCTATCTGAGTTCGGTGGCAAAGATCCAAACGACAGCAGGTCCTGGACTCCAGTAAGTTACATGAGTCCCTTCTACGGACTTACGAAGGCTACTGGCCCATCCTCTCCGGAGTCATATGGAGACTACAAAAAGAATCCGGTGTCGTATGGTATGTGGACCAGCCCACCTGATATCGGAACTCAAGTAATTTGTCTTTTCATCAAGGGCGACCCGAACTATGGCTACTACATTGGGTGTATTCCAGAGGCAGAGGCTCTACACATGGTTCCTGCTATTGGTGGCAGCACTAAAGTCACGATGAATCCTGGTGAGGCAAAGAGTTACGGCGGCGCCACTGTGCTACCGGTGACTAATATGAATACAAATAACTTGACAAAGTCAAATTCATCTGAGTTCCTCAAGACACCAAAACCCGTTCATAGTTACGTTGCTGCTGCTCTTGCACAACAGGGACTAATAAGAGACCCTATCCGCGGCGTCATAGGAAGTTCATCTCAGCGAGAATCCCCATCGAGGGTGGGTTGGGGAGTTAGCACTCCTGGCAGACCAATTTATCAAGGTGGATTCACTGATGAATCAATTCTAAGTTCTGCTGCAACCGCACAGGACACTGATCTTGCAGTCGTTTCTCGTCGGGCAGGACACACCCTGGTCATGGACGATGGTGACATTCAAGGAAGAGACCAACTCATCAGAATACGAACCTCACTTGGTCATCAGATATTGATGAGCGATGACGGTCAGTGCCTTTTCATTGCCCATGCCAATGGGCAGACATGGATTGAGTTAGGCAAAGAAGGCACCATTGATATGTATGCCAGCAACAGCGTAAACATCAGAACACAGGGTGATTTGAATCTTCATGCTGACAACAACATAAACATAAATGCCGCCAAAGGATTAAATGTATCGGCTGAAACAATCAGGGTTGAATCATCCAAAGAAACTACACAAAAAGTAGGAACAGATTTTAGTTTTTACTCCACTGGTAAATATACCGTAAAGGTAGGAGCCGGAATGAGTATGGCCTCGTCCGGTGAGGCATCATATCTTAGTAACTCAACTACTTACATCAATGGCTCCAATGTCAATCTAAATACTGGCGCCGCCGGACTTGTCCCGCAAGATGTAAAACCCATAAAAATACTGGCACATACTGATACCCTATATGATGATGCCAAAGGATTTGCTGCGGCTCCTGGTAAACTAAAGAGCATTGTATCTCGGGCACCTGCTCATTCACCATGGGCAAGTGCAGGACAAGGGGTCGATGTTAAAGTTAACTTCAGTTCCGGTGATTCTCTCCCTGGCGAACCATCTCCGGCGACAGTAGATGCGAATAAGGCGGCAGGACTATGACCCGTGTAACAACTGCTGTAATTGCCACTGCACCATCATTGGAGCCGGTGAGTGACTCCATTGACCGAAATACCACCTCAGCATTAGTGGCGTCTGTATCTACTATCATCGGGCAAAATCCGCTCCTTACTACTCAATATCCAAACTGGCAGAATCTTGGATATCAAACTATCTCTCTAAATGGATCGGGCAGTGCCCCATATACCGTAGTTGTTGGTAAGTTCGGACTGAGTCCGGCCCAACTTGAAAATGCCGGTATACTAAAGTTCGGGTCAGCCGCTCTTATTATAAAGTTGGTGAATGCCGGAAAAGCAGTTGACAAAGTAATGACACCCAACATGTTCACTGGAAAGGGCGGGGTGCATTCCCTTCTGGCTCTGGTAAATAGTATATCAGCACAAACTATGGTTATGGTTGCAAACCTTAGACAGTCTCAGTCAGCACTCGCATCTGCTGGAGTATTAACTGGGGGAGAAGACCCGACTCAAATATCCGGTCTGGTAATGTCCGGTGCCACAGTTGGTGTTGCTGCCACAGTTGATTTCGTCAAGAACTCCACTAAACCATCTGCTCTTGCAACGATAACGCAGACACTCGGGCAGACGATTAATAGAAATCTACTCGCTACTTTTCCGAGCACTGGGCGAGCATTTGGTGGAACATCTTCTACTGGAATAGGGAGTAACTCAGGATAATGCCAACTATGCCCACACTTAACTCATTAGTCGGTAGCGCAGCCACCGCAATCTCTTCTGGTTCATACGCAGGCGTCACGGCAGCGGTTGTCACAGGTGGAGTTGGTTCCATTGCCGCAGGCGTTGGTGCCCTTAGTTCTTCGCTGAAAATACCATCACTACCAGGATTACCGTCCATGCCAGGTTTGCCAACGCTGCCAGGATTACCATCTTTGCCGAGTATACCCGGCCTGCCATCTATGCCATCTCTTGATCTAAAGCAGGGAGTAACCGGTGCTGCATTTTCATCAATTTTAACTAATTGGGGAGAGTTTAAACCTGGAGTAGTCCAAGATTTAGAGAAAATTGCAGCCGATAAGACAGCGGCTATGACAAAAGCCGATGGGTCCCTCTCTGGTGCCGCAGGGGGATTGGTCGGATCAGTTACTGGTGCAGTCAGCGGTGCAGTTAAATCAGTGACAGGCGCCATTAGTGGAATTGCTTCTAAAGTAACAGGTGCCGCAACAGCATCTGGTTCGTTTGCGTCAGGTATTGCCAGTGGAATAAATGCTATCCCTGGTGGTCAAAAAGCCATTTCAATCTCGGTAAACAATGCCGTGGGTGCTCTGAATAACATTCCTGGGACAGCCGGAATAACTGCTGCCATTGGAAATCCTACTGCCACTGCTGACCTGTTGGCAAGTGTTAAGGCAAGCGGCAGCACATTATCAGCAGCGGCTCTAACTGGAAAATTTTCTTTACCAACTCTTCCTAACCTATCGCAGGGTCTACCACAGGGCATGTCAGCATCAGCCATGACAGCATTAACGGCGTCTTTTGGTAGTTCAGGTTTAATTGGGTTGCCAAAGACTGCATTTGACACCGCCGCAACTAGAGGAGCCATAGCGGCCGCTATGGGAGGTCAGTTAGGACCGGGCATTCAAGTGCCTAACTACTCTGGCAATCCAGCAACATTCATGAAAATGCCGTCCGATGAGGAAGCCAAGAAGTATAACGAGAACAAAGAACTCATTGCCCAGGCAACTGATGAGGCGTTTGCTCAGGCCGTGGTGATGCGTAATGCTCTTGCTGCATACGAAAAGGCAAAGAATGAACTCCCTCAGGGAGATGCACAAATTGATGCAGATAAGGCAACTTGGCTTGCGGAAATGGCAAAACTAACTGCCCTTGAGAAGAAGGTTGCTGATTTACGAGCAGCATAAATACCATATGCCTACATTCATTGGATTTTCTACTATCAACGCCAACAAACCGCGTTCAACATATCTTCAACCAGGTCCCGCTGGTGGTACTGGTAGTGTTGTGGCGCCAATAATCTATGGCAAAAAGACCACTCTGGTAGATGAAAAACTAGTCATCCAAGATTTTGTAAATGCGCTAAATATACCTCAGGGACAAAAAGTAGGTAATCCTGCGTATGGAACCACTCTTTGGACGTTTGTGTTTGAACCCAATACCGCTGATGTTCAGTTTCAACTTGAGAACGAATTGCGCCGTGTGGCAAACCTTGACTCTCGGCTCATCTTAAATTCCATAAATGCTTACACTCAGGAAAACGGTATTCTACTTGAAGTAGAACTTGCTGTGGCGCCCTTTAATAATGCTCAGTCAGTGAGTATTTTCTTCAACAATTTCGACAACACGGCCTCAATTCAATAACCAAACGGGGTTTTTGGTTTAGTATAAATACTCTATTACAAGAGAAAACTTCAATATAGGACCACAATCATCCGCTATTTGTCCGTATTGTGAAAAAGAAGGTGGAGTATCAAACATGAAACGATATCATTTCAATAACTGCAAGCAGAAAGTAGGAGTATAATGGCGACCTCCAGCAGACAATCCTCATTATTCGGTGTAAATGACTGGAAGGCCATTTACCAGACGTTTCGTGAAGCAGATTTTCGTTCGTATGATTACGAAACGCTGCGTAAGAGTTTCATTGACTATCTTCGCGCTTATTATCCGGAGACATTCAACGACTATATTGAGAGTTCTGAGTTCATTGCCCTACTTGATGTCATGGCATTCATGGGTCAAGGGCTGGCATTTAGAAACGATCTGAACACCCGTGAAAATTTCATTGATACTGCGGAACGCCGAGATTCAGTTGTCAAGCTGGCCAATCTTGTAAGTTACACCTCCAAGAGAAATCTAGCCGGTCAAGGCTACCTAAAGGTCACCAGCATAAAGACCACACAGAACATCAATGACCTCAATGGATTGAACCTGTCAAATCTTCCTATTCTATGGAACGATCCTGCTAACCCTAACTGGCTTGCACAATACAACACAGTTGTTAACGCCGCGCTGACAAATACTCAGCGTGTTGGTCACCCTGGTAACTCGGCGCAACTTCTTGGAATTAAGACCGATGAGTATGCCATCAGCATCCCGTCAACTACACAACCAGTCGTCCCGTTCACATCCTCAATCAACGGCACCACGATGAACTTTGAGTTATGTAGTGTGACCAGTGTAGGAACTGACTATGTGTATGAACTACCACCTGGACCAACCAGCCAGTTCAACATGCTCTATCGCAACGACAAGTTAGGATACGGCAGCCCTAACACCGGCTTCTTCTTCTACTTCAAGCAGGGTCAACTACAGAACTACACGTTCAATCTGGCCCAACAGATTTCCAACCAGGTTGTTGACATTGACATTCAGGGCATCAACAATACTGATACATGGCTATATCAACTTAGTTCTTCAAACGGTGCTCCGACTCTATGGAAGCAAGTTGAGAATGTATATGCCGATGCCTATCTCCAGACAGAATCAAGCATCCGGAGGATCTTCTCTGTAGTTTCCAGATTCAATGATCAGGTAAGTTACACATTTGGTGACGGAGTATTCTCGGTCATCCCAGTTGGCACCTTCCGCGCGTATGTTCGTGCAGGTAATGCCCTGACGTACACCATTGACCCTACTGAGATGCAGGGCATCAGCGTCAATATTCCATACACAAGTCGCGTTGGTCGACAAGAAACGTTGACGATGACCTTGGCGCTTACGTCACCGGTTTCAAACGCCCTTGCCAGAGAATCTATTGCTGATATCAAGCAACGTGCCCCGACTCGTTACTATACACAGAACCGTATGGTCAACGGCGAAGATTACAACAACTTCCCGTATACCCTTTATAGTTCCATTATCAAGAGTAAGGCAGTGAACCGCAGTTCAGTTGGTGTCTCCAGGAACTTTGACTTATTGGATCCTACTGGTAAGTATTCCAGCACCAACTCATTTGCCAATGACGGCGGCATATATCAGAACGGTGCTGACGGAACTGAACTGCTAAGAGTATCAAACAGTGGTGACATTCGCGCCTTCCTTTCAAATAAACTAACAGTTATCCTCGGTGGTAACAGAGCCACACAATACTATCTACAGAATTTTCCGAGATATAGCATCAACTCTGCATCCGGTGATGGCACCGTATATTGGCAAGGATGCACTGTGGACGCAAATAGTTTAACTGGATATTTCTATAACATCAATATAAGCGGAAACGTTCCAATTGCCACCGGTGTGTTCTCCACTCATAACATCAAGTATCTGACTAAGGGCGCCATGATAAAGTTTGAGGCGCCACCTGGCAAATACTTTGACAAGAATAACCGCCTTGTTTCAGGGATTGCCTCCCCGTCAGACACCACGCTTATTTGGATTACCGTGTTAAATGTAATCGGAGATGGATACAATAATGGCGACGGGGCATTTACCAATGGCACCGGTCCGATCACTCTTAATGGATACGTGCCCACTGGTGCTGTCCTCACCCAAGTTATACCGTCGTTTGACAATACACTGCCGGATTCCTTGATTCAAGAATGTGTGACCAGAATGGAACTTCAACAGAACTTCTCTCTGTTATTCAACAACGCCCTGACCATTGCACAAGACCGTTGGAGCATAGATACATATGACGCCACTGGATGGTTCGTAAACTTCCAGGCTAAGTCGGGTACCAATGAATACACCATATATTATCACAGCCTGGCATATTTCTTTGGTAGTGTCGCAGATACTCGATTCTCCTTTGAAACCGGTAAACTTGTGTTTGATCCGGTAAGCGGACGAATTCTTCAGGACTTTGTTAAGGTGCTTACCTCAAATACACAACCAACTTCTAACTATCCACTGAGTGCTGATATCATGGCAAGTATCATTGGTCAGACTGTTGAGGCCGATGGATATGTAAATGACTTTCAAGTTGAGATTGCAAGCATCGATGTCAATGACAGAACCGTGGTGACCAATCCGGATTTCTTTAATGTAATCACCGGATATCAAGTTGGTAATACAAATATTGGTGTGTATGCCTTCTTCATAACAATTGAAGATGCCATTAAACTCACCAGAGAACAACTGATTGCTTCTTCCTCAGTTAGTTATCAATACGCCACATCAAATCAAATAGAAGTGGTGAAATATGATTACCCAGTGGGGCAGTTATTCTATGCCTATTCGGATAATAAGTTTTATGCATCAGTGCAGGATCATACCGTGCTTACTCCGTACTATACTTTAGTGGAGCAACCACAATACTCAATGAAGGCAGGTCGACAGGGTCTGGCTTTCCAGTATAGACATAACTCTAACAACACCACCCGTATTGACCCAGCGACTACGAACATCATTGATTTGTATGTGGTTACACAAGCATACTATACTGCTTATCGTAATTGGATTCAGGATACAACAAATACGGTGATCAAACCGAATCGACCAACAATAAACGAGTTGAATCAGGCATATAGCAAAGTGCAGGACTATAAGATGTTGAGTGATTCAGTCATTCTAAATAGTGTGACGTTTAAGCCATTGTTCGGTAATAAAGCGGATCCGGCTCTTCGCGCCACTATCAAAGTTATCAAGGCGCAAAAGACTGACGCCAGCGACAGCGAAATAAGAAGCGCCACACTGACAGCAATGAATACCTATTTTGACATCAATAACTGGAACTTCGGAGATACTTTTTACTTCTCCGAACTTAGCGCATACCTACACGATCAGGTGGGTGAACTCGTCAGTTCAGTTGTATTGGTACCAAACGATCCTACAATGTCGTTCGGTGATCTGTACGAAATAAAATCGTCTCCATATGAAATATTTGTTAACGGAGCCACAGCATCTAATATTGTTGTGATTGCAGCGTTGACACCGGTCGAACTACAAATAAGATGAGATAAACATGGCACCAAGAATCAGGACATTAAACTTTCTTCCGGATATTTTCAGAACACCGACGAACTCGCAATTCCTACGCGCAACATTGGATCAGGTTGTTGACCAACCTAACATTCAACGAGTTGAAGGATACATAGGTAGCAAGTTGGGATACGGTATTAATGCCAAGGACAAGTATGTAACGGAACCAACTAAGGTTCGCACAGATTATCAACTGGCACCTGGCGTCACCTTCCTGAAAAATAACACTAGCACTGCTCAGGACTTCATCAGTTATCCTGGTATCATTGATGCAATCAAAGTGGAAGGAGGGCTAACCAATGACAACTCACGATTATTCACCGGTGAGTTTTATTCATGGGACTCTTTCACAAATCTTGACAAGATCATAAACTTCAATCAATATTACTGGTTGCCAACTGGTCCGCAGGCCGTGATCATTGATGCTGCCACAGTATATTCCGCCACAGACTACATTGTTGACAGTGTGGTAAATGGGTATAACATTTATTCCGGTACTGGCTCGCATGGAGCAACAAATCCAACTCTTACCCTGTTGCGCGGTGGCACTTACACTTTTGCTGTAAATCAGAATAGTCAGTTCTGGATTCAGGGCGAACCTGGTATTACTGGCTTCTCGCACACACAACCTAATATGCAGACAAGAGATGTATATGGTGTGTCAAACAATGGAGCCGAGACTGGTGTTGTCACCTTTACTGTCCCGAGTAAAACGGCTCAGGACTACTACAACTTTCCAGGAAATAACCTTGTTGATGTGGTATCTACATTAGGATTTGGGCAGGTCAACGGTCGCCGTCTATCTGAGATAGGCGGGAGCATAGACGGCATCACCTCATTGGATGGGCTGACATTGATGTTCTATAATGGTCTGTCAGACGAGATTGCTAATTTCGGTGCATACGATGTACAGGAATTTGATCAAAACAATATTTGGATGAATGTAAGTTTTGATGATGATGGAATGATTTACCAACCAGTGAGTAGTTGGTTCTTTCAAATTCACTTCCTGTCGAACCCAGAAAATCCAAGTGATCCAATTATTCAACTTGTTCCTGTGTCGTCTATTCCTACTGACGAAAAGATTACTGCAACGTATGGAACTCAATGGGTAAATAGGAACTTCTTCAGAGACACATACGGATACATTGAATTGATCCCTTATATCAGTGCTCCGTTGAACACACTCTACTACCAAGACGGCACCACCGGCAATAAGGTCGGTGTCATCAAATTGATTGAGAGCAACACCACAAATACTCTTAACATATTGGATATTATAGGTAAAAAGACCTACACTTCGCCGAGCGGCGTGGTGTTCACCAATGGACTAAAGGTTATGTTCCAAGGTGCCATATACCCGACCAGTTACAAGAACAATGAATACTATGTTGAGGGAGTTGGAACTGCCATTGAATTAATACTGGTGAATGACCTTGTGGTCCCGGAATTGTTCTCTGCTGGATCGTATATTCCGTATGATTCAACTGCGTATGACATTGGTAACTTTGACAGTCAACTATACGTGCCTGTTGACCAAGACTATATTACAATCTCACGAAACGCCATTAACAAGAATGCATGGTCCAGAAGCAACAGGTGGTTCCACATTGATGTGATTAATGCCACAGCAGTTTACAACAATGATCCTGCTTTGGCAAATGTTGCCACACACGAAAACAAAGCGAAACGCCCGATCATCGAGTTCTATCCTAACCTTGCCATGTTTGATGCCGGCACATTTGGAAAGAACCCAATTGATTTCTTTGACTTCAGAACAACGGATGCTCTCACTTATGTCTCCGGACAACAACAATACTATCCTGACGTTGAAGTATACACGGACTATACTGGTGTAATTGCAGCAGTTACTGGAACATCAACTACTATTACGTTGGATAATAGTGCAATTCACGGAACCTTAGTCATTGGGCAATATGTTGCCGATTCAGAATCTGTTCTTCCTGAAAATACGCAGATTTCTTTAGTCGAAGTGTTAGGCCCAACAACAACAATCACATTGGAATGGGAGACATCAACTACCGTTTTGACAACATCCGGTGTCTCTCTAATTGCGACCACTACCACGGTGGATAACTACGCTCTATTCGACGGAGCCCGAGTGGTGTTCGCCGCCGATACAAACTTGACAGTGAGAAATAAGATTTTCGTGGCAAACTTCTCAACTGTCTCCGGAACTACCCCAGTTATTACTTTGACTGAGGCAGAAGACGGTGCCGTGATCGCCAGTGAACAAACTGTGGCATATCGTGGATACAATTATGCCGGGGAAACGTTCTTCTTCAATGGCCTCTCTTGGGAATACGGTCAGCAGAAGATAAGCGTCAATCAACCACCATTGTTTGATGTGTTCGATGGGAATGACCTTAGTTTTTCCGATCAAACAATTTATCTTGGGTCGTCGTTCAAGGGTTCTAAGTTATTTTCTTATAGGCTTGGATCCGGACTCAACGACTCTGTATTGGGCTTCCCAGTAAGATATAGTTCAGTTGATAACATCGGTGATATAAGTTTTGATGTGAGCATCAATCTTGATTCCTTTTCGTATGTTGCCGGAACCACACCTGAAACAAAGAAAGTTAATACAGGGTATGTGTTTAACTACTCATCACCATCTGCACATGTTCGCCAGTTAGGTTGGCATACTGCCATTGCACCGAGCGTTCAATATCAGGCGTTTGAGTTTGCTTACTCTGCCCAGACACCAACTACCACATACATTTGCGACATACCAATGACAGCACAGACTGCCAACTCGTGGCCGTCGATACAAGTATATCTGAACAATGTTTTCCAAGTTGATTCGGCTTACTCGGTCGTGGTGACGGATGTTACCACTGTTACTTTTGTAAACCCTGAACCATTGATTGACAACGTAATCCAGATTCTGCTGCTGAGTGATCAAGTAAGTGCCAATGCCTACTACACTCTTCCTATCAATCTAAGCAACAATCCGCTGAACGCAGATGTTACCGTGGTAAACATCGGTGACATTCGTGGTCAATATCAGAGTATCTTCTACAATGCCCCGGGCCTTACTGGCTTAGTATTCGGATCTAACAACTACCGAGACTCCGGAGATTTAGTTCCATACGGTTCCTCTATTATTCAGAATAGCGCGTCACTGGTGCTCCCAGGAACGTTCCTTCGTAAGCAGAATCATAATCTATTCCATGCGTTGATGTTCAACAGCCGAGAGTATATCACTTACAAAACACTATTAGTTGATACCATTAACAATACAGAATATTCTGTGTTCCAATCAGCGGCCGCGATGCTCGATGACGCATTTGATCAGATCACCGCAGTTAAGTCCGGAACCGATACTTTCTTCTGGAGCGATATGCTTCCGGCGAAGGCATCCTATATATCAAACACTTATCTCTTTGCAAACTCACTTGATGTAAGTATCTACCCTCTGAGCAGGATCTATGACTTTACCAAGGCCAACTACTACGGTGTTCTTGTCTACCTGAAAAGGACCATCGGCGGGTTCCTACAGACAATTCAGTTAATTAAGGGGACTGATTATTCAGTGTCAACAGATACACCGTCATTAACTATAACTCTGGACCTGGCACCAGGTGACGAGATTGTAATCAAAGAATACACACAAACATATGGCAGTTATGTTCCTAATACTCCAACTAAGTTGGGGCTGTATCCTGCCACTATTCCGACAGTTTATTTGGATACCTCATATACCACGCCGACATACTTCATCGTCGGTCACGACGGATCTTACAATAAGTTATACGGTGACTATGACGAAAACACCGGTCGTCTGATTGATTTCAGAGACCAGGTTCTATTGGAGTTTGAGAAGCGCATCTATAACAACCTGAAACTGAGCAATGTCATACCTATTCAGGAATATGAGGTCTTGCCTGGATTCTTCCGTGATACCGGATATAGTTACTCGGAAATCCTACAGATTTACTCAGAGAGTTTCCTAAACTGGGTCGGTCAAAACAGGATCGATTACAAAACTCAGCACTACATGGCCAACGATGAGTTCACGTATAACTACCGTAACTCCGGCAACAAGATAAACAATGCTCCGATTGAGCAAGGTTTTTGGCGCGGGGCTTATGAGTATTTTTACGACACAAGTTCTCCTGAGTTAACTCCTTGGGAAATGCTCGGCTTCACCAGCCAACCATCATGGTGGGAAACTCGCTATGGCCCGATGCCATACACCAGCGACAATTTGGTTCTATGGGGCGACCTTGCCCAAGGTATAAACTGGAACAACGGCGACCCAGTAGTGATTCCTCAGGCAGTGCGTCCTGAGTTACTACAGGTTCTGCCAGTTGACACTGCTGGCAATCTTGTTTCTCCATTTGTCTCATTAGTTGGTAACTACACTAACCAGACGTTCATTCACGATTGGGCAGTTGGTGATGTTGGGCCGGCAGAGTTTAGTTATCGCCGTAGTAGTTCATGGCCGTTTGATCTGATGCGTATTCTGGCCCTGACAAAACCGGCAGCGTTCTTCAATCTTGCTGTGGACGTTGACAACTACAAATACAATGCAGAATTCGACCAGTATCTGGTCAATGATCGTAGTCACCTTGTAATCAGTGACGTTGAAATATATGGATCCGGTACACCAAAAACAAGTTATATCAACTGGGTCGTTGATTATGAGAAGCAACTTGGAATAGACGCCACTCAACAAATCACTGACCTGTTGAGCAATCTTGATGTCAGGTTGGTCTATCGTGTCGCCGGATTCAGTGATAAGAACATGTTGAAGTTCTATGTGGAGAAGGGAACACCGAATAGCAACAATAGTTCATTGTTGATCCCTGATGAAAGTTACGCTGTGCTGCTTTACGACAACCAACCGTTCAATCGGGTTGTTTACAGTAGCGTGGCCATCCAGATTATACCACGCGGTGGATACAAGATTTTTGGTAACTCCCAGACAAACGCATACTTCAGCGTGATCAAACCTAAGATCAATGGGAACTACGAACAGGTTCAGATTGACAATCTTAGTGTTCAAGTGGCAAACGACTATTATGACACAGAAATGGTAATACCTTACGGCACAGAGTTTTACTCTGTCCAAGAGGTTGCCCAGTTCCTTGCAAGTTATGGACGATATCTCCAATCTCAGGGTATGGTCTTCGACAAGATTGAAAATGGACTGGAGATCACCTGGGTTCAGATGGTTTCCGAGTTTCTATACTGGGCACAAACTGGTTGGGAAGCCGGCAGCATCATCAACGTCAATCCAGCTGCTAAACTTCTGACCATTAATAAGGACAGTAATATTGTTCAGCCGCTTACTCTGCAACAACAGAACTTTGTGTTGAATCAAAATCTGTATCCAATCCAGTCAATTGATCTGGCTGTGGTGCGAGACGGGACTCTGTTCTCTGCTGAACCATTGAACGAGGGCGATACCATCTCCTATGGCACCTTCAACATCAGCAACATTGAACATGGCATTGTATTTGATAATGTAACAGTGTTTAATGATGTCATCTATAATCTGACAACTGGACTGCGACAAGACCGAATCATAGTTCGTGGTAGCAAGACCGCCGACTGGACCGGTGTAATCGACGCCCAAGGCTTCATACTCAATCAGGACAACATCGCTGATTGGAGCAATACAACTAAGTATACTACTGGATCTATTGTAAAATACAAGAACAAATACTGGATTGCCATTGAGATTGTTCAGGCACAAGAGAAGTTTGACGAAACGCAATGGAAGCGCACTGACTACAATGAGATTCAGAAGGGCCTGCTGCCTAACTCCAGCACACGCTCATATGAGAGCACCCTGTATTACAATATCAACGTTGCCAATCTGGAAAAAGATGCCGATTTACTGAGTTTCTCCCTCATTGGGTTCCGACCACGTGACTATCTGGCAGTGGCTGATCTAACTGATATTACACAGATCAATGTTTACAGAAACATGATCAAGAACAAGGGCACCAGAAATGCCGTGAATGCCTTTAAGGGTGCCACGCTGTCACAAGGTGGTATTGACTATAACATCTATGAAAACTGGGCCATTAAATCTGCTGAATACGGCGGCACCCTCAATAGCAACTTCATTGAACTACGATTGAATGAAGGTGACCTTACTGGTAATCCAAGTATTGTTGGGCTGACCCGTGGCACTCCAACTGTTGGTGTCCAACAAGAAGTTCAAACATATTCACTGTTCAACTACGGCAGAGCAATCACCTCCCCTGATGTTCTACCACTGCTTGATAGTAATACACCATCAACACTTTACCCGGACGCAGGATATGCCAACTTCAATGATGTGAAGATGTCATCTTACTTCTACTCTGGTATGTCAACGGCGGTTGATTCCTCAGGAGTCATTGTTCCTTTGAACGAACTGTATGTCAGAGATTATGTGTGGATTGCCAATCAGTTAGGCACCTGGCAGACATATACTCCGGTATCACTGGGTCAGATTACGAATGCCGCTAACAATCGCAATGGCACAGTAACAATAACCTTCAATCAACTACATGGTTTGACCAAGTATCAGTCCCTGGCTATTACTAACTTCAATGCCGATGTTGACGGTTACTATATTGCCACAACTATCGTTGACCCGTTCAGAATCACTATCAATCTGATGCTGAATCCTACGATTGCTAATATCAGCGGTATCGGTATCGGGTTCCGTTTCCAATCTCAGCGGGTAGATCAACCAAGCGACATCATCAACCTGCCACTGCTTGATAGTGAATTCACCAAGAACACTGTATGGGTTGACACTAATACCGACGGTGAGTGGGCCGTATATCGCAAAGGCATCAACTACACTCATGCCCCTGAAATCACAAAAGACGGTTCACTGTCCTTTGGATCAGCAGTGGCATACACCGACGCATTGGGCTATCTGATTGGTGATGCTGACGCCGGAGTAGCATACAGATACATCTACAATGCTCTCAGTAAGGACTATGTGTTGAATCAGACCATCACCAATGGTGTATCGTTCGGCTCCACTATATCTCATGCCGATAACATCTTTGTTGTATCGCAACCAACTGGCACTTTTTACACAGACAGAAAAGTTTATGTGTATGAACTGGTCACTACTATTCTTACCAATGAACTTCAATTGATACAAACTATAGTGGCACCAAGTGATGGCATAACATCCTGGGCCAGCGCCACTACTATATCAGGTGATAAGAATTGGCTGTATGTATCTGATATTGCCAATAATATAGTTTATGTATATCAGTGGTCTCCTGTAACTTCTCAATATGAATACGCCACTATCATAAATGGTTGGGATTACATTGTCACTGGAGCCGACGATCACTTCAGTTACTCTCTGTCAACTGATTACTATGGTGATACGTTGGTTGTCGGCGCACCTGATCAAAACTATGGTCCGCTTGAGAATTGGGGTTATTCTTATGTATTCGTTCGAGGCACTCAAAACTGGGAAGCAACTTATACCAGCTTATCTGCACAACAACAGTTGTTCACTTCGGCATGGACTATATCTCCTGGCACATCTACTAACGTTGTGTCAACCTCAGCAATAACAAATTATCTGACAACCTTTGTGGGTGATGAGCCTTTGGATCCGGGACAAGTCGGAGATCCGGTAATATTCTCCGGTTCATTATTCGGTAACCTTTCTCCAAATGTCGTCTATTATATTCAGTCGGTAGTTGGCGATCATACTTTTACAATTTCTACTTCTCGTGGCGGAGCAGTAATGCCTCTGCTAACTGGCTCCGGTTCAATGACATGTAACTTCCAAACTCCATTGTATGTAAGTGTAAACGGAACTCTTGTGGATGACAGCAACTATGCCGCGATCGGCACTTCTTTGGTGTATGTCGGTGGACTATCTGCTGGTGACATTGTAAACGTCGGATCGTCTGATTTTATTCTGGAACAGACACTAACCACTGAAACAACACCGAGAATCGGCGTGAAGTTTGGTAACTCAAATGACACCACAAGATATGCCAGCGAAATTATAGTTGGCGCTCCGTTTGAACTTGACACGCAACAGATTGAAGGTGCCGTGTTCAGATTCACTAATGCCGGATGCAAATACGGTATGATCATCGGAACCGAAGACTGCATCATCGCTTCTCCTGTGACTATTCTGCTAAACGGGTATGCTGTCACTCTACCAGTCGGTGATGCCACAACAGCAGCGGCTGCAATAAATGGTGCCGGTATTACAAATATTCAGGCAGCAGCAGCCAGCAACAAACTGATCATTCAATTGATCAATCAGTCACTGGCTATTCCGAACAATAAACTTACGCTGACTGCAAATGACTCCGGAGTTCTACCTCAAACTGGTATTCAAGTATACACTCAAACTCAGTTGATCATGGCTCCTCATACAGAGAAAACATGTCAGTTCGGTTCCACAGTTAAGTTTAATGAATTCGGTTCATTTGTGGCGTCTGCACCGTCTGGAACCCGATATGAAGCAACAACGTTTGACTTCACTGATGATGAAAACGATAACGATACGGTGTTTGACAACAACACAACTCAGTGGGTTGACACATTTGCCAACGCCGGTGCTGTATACATGTTTGATTACCTTGGTAACTATGATGAAAGTCTGTCAAATATTGGTAACTTTGTATATGCACAAAGCGTCAATGATACCAATGTTGAGTATGGTGCTCAGCCAATGTATGGGCATGCTCTTGCCTTTAACAACAATGTAGTCATAGTCGGCACTCCGGGATTCAATCCAGGCTTTGTGAACGGTCAAGTAACTAAATATACCACTACTCTCGGAACAGATTGGTCGGTTCATAGACAATCAGGGCCTATAGTTGATGTGGATCGTATACAGGACATTCAGTTGTTCAGTGCGCTTACTAATACCACACTGGACAATCTTGACTTTATGGATCCGCTGCAGGGTAAGTTACTCGGTGCCATCAGAGAAAATATTGATGTCGTTTCAAATGTTGACCCTGCTGGATATTCACGTGGTGGATTGGTGTGGGGTTCAGACAAAGTTGGACAACTTTGGTTTGACACCACGAATACTCGCTTTGTGAACTATCACCAAGATGATGTAGTTTACGACAGTAGATATTGGGGAACATTGTTCCCTGGTAGCAATGTATCCATCTATAGCTGGGTTGTAAGTAATTATCTACCAAGTCAATATCCGGGACCTGGTGCGCCGTATGACATCAACTCATACACCACAGAACAGATTCTAAATCCTGCAGGCGTATTAGTGCCGCAATACTTCTATTGGGTGCGTAACACAAATGTGGTGTTCACCGCAATTGGAAAAACTCTTTCTGATACCGTGCTTGAGTCATACATTACCTACCCACAGAACACCGGTATAAGTTACTTTGCTCCTGTGCGTCAGAATGTGTTTGCCATGTATAACTCCAGTGAGAATATAAACGCCAATGATTCGGTACTTCACATTGGGTATCTAACAGGAAGCAATGATGATGTATCACATTCATTATTCAACCTGATCAGAACTGATTATGCCGATGACTTCTTGCCAGGACTACCGAATACATCATCTATTGCTATACCAGAATCTTTGTATAATAAGATGCTTGATAGCATGTGTGGTGTTGATGATGCAGGCTCAGTAGTTCCTGATCCGTATCTGCCTTTGATGGTTCAAACCGGTATTCAATCGCGTCCTCGTCAAAGTTTCTTCTTCAACCGATTCGGTGCTTTGAAAAACTATCTGACGTATGCAAATGAAGTACTGGCACAGTATCCTATTGCTGAATCTCGCCCGGCATTCTTCCTTAAGACAGTCGGAGATGTGAACCCGTCTACTCTTAGCAATCCTGCATGGATTGGCGCTTCAGAGATATTCTTTGATACCATGAAATATTGGGAGTTCATCAACTGGTGGGCACCTGGGTATGATGACAACACCAAGGCGGCAATCCAGGTTCCTGTGTATGCTGATTTATTTGCTATAAACGCAGCAGTCGGACTAATCGTATCTGTCCAGACTAATGGTGTTGGCAAGTCCGAGACATATGTGTATACTTCCCTTGGAACATGGGAAAGAATAGGTCTGCAAAGCGGGACGATTGCCTTCAAGGCTGCACTTTGGGATTATGAAACATACCGTCTTGGTTTTGGAGATAACTTCTTTGATACTTCGGTGTTTGATCTTTACCCGTCAGAGGAAACCCGTCAAATTATTCGTGCGCTGAATGAAGAAATATATTCTAATGAATTGCTCATTCACCGTAATAAGAGCCTGGTCCTGTTGTTTGAGTATATTCAGAGTGAGACCGGTGAAACTCAAAACTATCTTCCATGGTTGAACAAGACATCCTTAATTGATGTTGACCATACGATTCGTGAACTGCTTCCTATATCCGTTTTCCAATCAGATAATCAAGAATTCCTCACTGGGTATCTCAATGAGACTAAACCATATCACGTGGTAATCAAGGAATTTGTGTTCAAGTACACTGGATCAGAAGTTTACGGTGGAAACATCTCCGACTTTGATATCCCTGCTCAATGGACACCGTCTTTAAACCAGTTCATCTCTCCTGAATTAGTTTACTCAAACGCCAGTGGTGAAAGTGAGTATGTTCTCGGCGATCCAATCTGGCAAACGCAACCATATGCTGCCTGGTATCAAAACCGTGGCGTAAGTCTGACTGGTATTGACAATTATCAGATAACTTTCACCACTTCATATATTGCATTGAATTCAACCTCATTCGCAGTCAACAATCCATTTGGTTTCCCAGTATCTGGTGTTGTCAGAATTGGTACAGAGTTGATTGGCTACTCAAACGTGAACAAGTCACTGAGTACCCTTAATGGTCTGACACGCGGCGCAAACGGTACTGACATTTCTACACATCTTCCGGATGAGCAGGTATACATTGATCTACCGGCGGTGTTGTTGCTTGATGCTGGAAGAGCGTATGGTAACCCACCAAGAATTACAGCAGTCATAGACACTACTCTTTATCCACCGCCTATTCGTGAGGCAGTATTAGTTCCGGTGATGAGCCTTGATACTATTCAGAGTGTCACTGTGGTTGATCCTGGTGAGGGATATATGGTTCTGCCTGATATCGTCATTGAACCATCTATTGTAGTTACATTTGCATCAACAAGTGTGAATACTCTGACAAGCACCATTGAACTTTCAATGCCATTGCTTGTCACTGGTGATCTAATCAAGTTCAACGCAGTAGTTGGCACCACGGTACCAGGTGGAATTGATGATAATCAATACTACTACGTTGGTGTATTACAAACAGTGCCAACTTTCATTGTGGCACTATACACAAACTATTCAAACTCTCTCACTGATACCGACAGAGTATCCATTTACTCTACTGGCGCCGGTGATAGTTATCTTAATGTTACTGCCCGGGCATCATGTGTTTCTACTGCTTCTCCGATAAGAGAAAATCAGATATCCATCAAGTTTGACCGTACGAGTTATGGGTCAAAGGTCGTAGACTGGAAAGAGTCAGCATTCTATGGGTCATTCTTCGCAGGCGACTATGGTAGCGGACCGATACTGGCAAGTTCATCCCTGTTACTTGACAGTGAGTTCCCGGTCATTGATTCGGTATTGGCCAGTGCCACTGGCGCTGCATTTGAGTTAGAATCCTTTCGCGGAACAGACACGCTGACATGGTCAGGCCGAACCAGAAACGTAATATCTACCTCCGCTACTGGAAACACAGTAACTATTATCCCATCTGATGGCGGTGCAGAGGTGACGCCATTATTTGGACCAACCCTCGGGTTCTACGTTGGTATGCCAGTCCGTTTTGACGGGGCAGTTGGAACCTCGGGACTTGTGAACGAAACTATTTACTATGTAGATTCCATTATCAACGACACTGACTTCACTCTTGTAGATGGCAATGGTGTTCCAGTGGTGCTATCTGACTTGACAATAAGCGTGGCTGGATTGCTATGCTATATTGGCCAAGTTGTATACAGAACGTTCGTGACCATTGATTATCCTGGTATTTCAACGGTAACTAACTCTGCTGCCATCACCAACTATCTTACAATCCCGATGACTCCGAGTGGTAACGCCGGAACCACTGGGTTCTATCCAGGACTACCGATCTTCTTTGTCGGAACAATGATAGGTGGCATCATTGAAAATGAGCCATACTATATTACAACGGTTGTTGATAATCAGACCATCACCGTCTCAAAGAGTGCTGCGCCAACAATACTTAACATTACCTCAGTTAACTCCGGTACAAGTCAGGTTACTGGTGACGGCACATGGGCACTGACAGTCGGTGATCCAGTCATCTTCAATGATATGGTTTCATTCGGTGTTCCTGCGAATGTGTTCGGGAATATCGTTTCGGGTGTCACCTATTATATTCATTCCATTGATGATTACAATCTTTTCACCTTAATGACCGTTCCTTACGGAGCAGTATTTGACCCGGGTAATGACACAGGATCATGTCACATGACTAATCAGAGAGATGTCGTTCAACTCACCACTGACAGTGGAGCCATGACAATTAATGTTGGTCTGCCGATTAGCCCAGGACAAGTCAACGGCCAGTTGGTCTCATTCTACCCAACATCAGCACAAAAACCAGGTCTGTCTCCATCATCAATAGGTAATCTGGTGACGAGTATTGTTCGTGCTGCTGTTTACCAGGATACTGACGGTAATGATGTAAATCAACTGTCTATCTGGGCTGACAGCAGATGGTTATCAGACACGTATATCAATATGCCGGTGAGTTTATTGGATACTTACGGTGGATTGACAGCCGGTGTCACTTATTACGTTTCAGAGATTGGCACTGTAAACACAATAGTTACCGCAACTGGCCCAACTGGCTTCACCTGCAATAGTACCGCTGGGTTCTATGATGGGATGCCAGTCACCTTTAGCGGATCATCATTGGGTGGCACTCAGTTAAATATTACCTATTACGTTGATACCACCATACCTCTTACTCAGACTACGTTCAACGTACTTGGGTTCACCCCGTCCGTTGCATCTGGACTGACAACTATGACGGCCACAGGAGAAGCATACATTAAGGTAACAGATTTAATCGGCAACCCTGTGCTGACTCTATCGGATGATACGGCGCAGACGACTGTTACGCAAGTTGCTGACCCAGCATCCGCAGCACGATTCGACGTAAGCTGGATTCGCGGTGGATATCGCACAATGATAACCAATGGTGGAACAGGATTCGCTGTCGGCAATACCCTAACAATACCTGGCACTGACTTAGACGGCGTATCTCCTGATAATGATCTGGTGCTCACAGTAAATAACATAAGCGTCATAGTAAATGCTACTGCGTCTACTGCTACTGGAAACATAATAACATGTAACACTACTACTGGGTTGGCCAATAATGATCCAGTGGTATTCAGCGGAACATCATTCGGTACAATTGTACCAGGACAAATATACTACGTCACCGTAGTAAATGGAGTTTCTATAACCATATCAGAAACATATGGCGGGCTAACCCTTCCGTTGACAGATGATACAGGATATATGACTGTGACTGACACCGGTGTTGGTGAGTTGTACATGGCTGCTGCATCAGGAACACCAGACGAAATCGTCACCCAATACTACTTAAAGGTAGTGGCAGCAACTGAGTGCGAAATTTTCACTGACCCATTGATGACACAACCAGTGAACGTGGCATCTTTCATATACAAGGGCATTACATCTGCTACGTTAGTTAGCACTACGGCGCCATTTACCTTGTCCTTCACTGATCTTAGTGGATTCAGCGACAATGATCCGATCTTGTTTACAGGAGATGTATTCGGTGGAATAGAAGTCGGAAAAGTTTATTACATATACAACATAAACCATGGTCTGAACACCCTAAATATACTTACATCTATCAACACCCCTGGTTCAATAGTTGCGGTATCAGATGATATCGGCTCATGCACCATGGCTAAGGTAGGTGACTACATTGTTCTCCCTGAACCGTTCTACTTTGATCAGAGCATTGTCAGATATAATCATCAACTTTATCAATGTATCATCAGCAATAATGACCCGACGTTTGTCTTTGGTAAGTGGGAACTTCTACTGAGTGAGAACATAAAGATCAACGCCTTGGATCGTATATTTGGTTACTATCAGCCAACGGTGAATATGCCAGGGCTTGACTTCACACAACTGGTCAACGGTGTCACGTATCCTAACGGCACATACTATGGTAATGCGTTTGATCCTAATGATGAATTTACTCTGGATACGATCCTGCAGGACCAACCGTTCACCACGTTGGGATCCGCTGAGTATGTTATTCAAGGCGACACGTTCACATCTGGTTATGGACCGGAAGAACTTGTTCCTGGGGTAATCAGTGATAACCTGTCTATGGTTGTGACTACACGACCAGGAACAAGTTGGTCTGCACAACAATATGCACATGTAGGGTACAACGTTGTATCCAATGAACTGGTTCCGACTACAGCATTGCAAACTTCATATAGTTTTGTTAATGTTGTTCAGGTTCCTGCTCAGGTTTCGCTTGCCATCATCAATCGTGCCACCGGTCTTGCAACCTCGCTCTACTCCATGGATTACTCAGTAGACTGGATCAATAAGATCGTCGTGCTGAACACTCCATTGACGTATGGTGCAGAAAGTCTACGTCTTGATGTGTATGAAGTGGGCAACGGTGATCAACTTGAAAAGTCAAACACCCAGATTGATCCACTAATGATTAACACTCTAACTGGCTTCAATGAAGTTGTGCTGAACTGTAACTATTCTGCACCTATAGCCGCTGGGTCCGGAGTAATCATGCCGGGGTCAGATCCAATTCAAGTGTTGGCAACTGCGACTGATGCAAGCCCGGACAACACCATTACATGTACTGGCATTGAGAAGTTTATTCTAAACGGGCCTGTGACTTTCCAAGGCGCTGTGTTCGGGGGAGTTGCTGAGGATACCACGTATTATGTGAAGACCATTAGTTTGGTCACACACAAGATTACGATATCCGCTTCTCAAGTATCGGGCATAGCAGGATCAACATTTGTTCTGACTGCTGACATAGGAAGCATGAGCGTCATCATCCAAATAGGAGAAGGCACTCCATGGACGACACCTATTGTCCATTGCAACGGAACACCATTGTTATTCGGCTCCTACAGCACAGTTACACAGACTAAGGCATCAAACAATGCCGTGACATGTAATACCACCGCGGGTATGGTGGCTGGTTGCTCTGTGGTATTTGATGATAGTATATTCGGTGGTGTGATTGACCCACATACTGTTTATGCCGTGCTTAGTATATTTGATGCCAATGAGTTCACTCTTGAGGATCCGCTTAACCCTGGCTTTGAATTGCCATTAACAAATGCATGGGGTGGTGCTCTGGTCATTGTGAATGATTACGCCTTCGGCATTGCCGACAATGGAATATCAGCCAAGATAATCTTTGCTGCTCCGTACGATCAAACAGATTATCTGACATACACTGTATTCGGTGAAACGACTCCGGCTCAGTATGGGTACACTCTACCAGATACTCAAACTTTCTATGGTGATAACGTGTCATTGGTATTCCCGATAAGCGGATACGTTGATGGGGATAACCCAACGAATGCCATAGTTGAAATGAACGGACTCCGATTGGAAAGTGGATATACCATTGATCCTGCACTTAATACAATCACGTTCTCGGGGGCACCGGCTGATACCGATCTGATTGCCATAACTACTTACAATCTGACTGATCGCCAGTATCTATATACTGACTATGGTATCGTTAGTAAGATTGTTGCAGGGCTTACCAATGTCAGCAATACTATTGCGCTGCCGATGGCCAGAACTAATGTAATCTCAACTGCCGTCGGTACCAATTTGATAACATGTGATAGCACCGCCGGATTCATTGCTGACCAAACAGTTATCTTCCAGGTGGTTGCTGGTGGACCGACTATAGGTAACATTGATGTCACTGGGACTGTTTATTACGTGAAGAACGTTGCATCCATTAACACGTTCACCATATCTGACACCTTGGGTGGTGCTGTGTTTGCATTATCAAATAGCGCAACACCAATGGTTGCCACAGTCGGCGGAACTCCTGCAGTAAGAATCACCACTGGTATCCCACACGGCTTTGCTGATAACGACAGTGTTATGATAGACGGTACCATTGGATCACTTCAACTGAATAACAATGTATTCTATGCCAAGAAAATTACTGATGTGTCGTTTGATCTGTATTCTGACTGGTATTACCCTGAGTTCGGCGCAACAAATTACCCGGTAACCGACGTTAACACATGGAGCGGCGGTGGATACACATGGCTCAACGAAACTTTCACCATGATAAACACACTCGTTACTAACACTTACTCCAGTGGTCTCATCAAGTGCAACAGTGTTGATGGATTGGTTGTTGACACCCCTATTGTATTCACTGGCAACACCATTGGTACAATAGAAGCCGGAGTAACTTACTACATTCTAGTGATCAGTACTGGAACATCTGAAATCACAATTTCTGAGACATACCAGGGTGCTGAGTTTGCCCCAACAACAGATTCTGGAAGCATGGGTCTTACGCAATGGGAACAGACGAATGTGGATCGTCTATGGGTAACTGTGAATGGATATAGAGTATCGTCGTCCTCGCTCCGTATCAATCCTGCAAACAACCTAAGCATATTGACAGAGATTAACCCGTTAGATACAGTGACCATCACCAGAATGATGCCAAGTGCAACACCAAGTGAACTTGTGTATATTCAGAATGTCACCAAGTCTGGTGTCGGGTCAGCATTTAGGGCAGGACCCGAGACACGGACCTGGTTAGTTGAACCACTTGCATTCACCAATGAAGTCATTTACGTAGATGATCTATCTAAGATCACCAACACCATTGTGCAAAATGTCACGGCACCTGCCATTGGTTTAGATGGTAATAGGGCTATTGGTTTACTTGCAGACAAGCGCATCATTTCCCAGGTCATCGTGTACAATAATACAACCAGTGCAGCACTGGATCCGACAAGTTACTTCGTGGGAACTGTAGATACTGCCCCAGTCGTTAATATTACTGCTGAGGTGTCTACCGGCGACTCATTAACCATCACAACGATTGAGGGAAATCTGATTTATGTGTTCGGTGAGCAAATCAGGTTCACCATAGTAGATTTCGGCGCAAATTCTATCAGCGGACTTCAAAGAGGCACCAATGGCACCGGTGTTCGCACCCTGATTCCTAAGTATACAGAAGTTTACGGTGTGCTTTCTGAGAATAGAATGGCAACTCCTATATACGACAGTGCATGGAACTTCGTATCCGGTGAGCCGGCGTTACCACTGCAAATCAGCGATACAACCGGAGCCGTTTTCCTAAGAACGAGTAATAACCAATGATAAATAAAGATATGAACACGGATGAGCCTAAAGAGCAGCCAGAAGTGACCCCGGATGAATACGGCGGGTTTTACTTTTCGTCTTTTCTGAAGATAACTGATCCTGAAACCAAAGAAATTTTAGTACAAACACGGGGCGATTAATGATAACTTTAACATATTCAATAGAAGGCTTTATTAAAATATATGACCCCAATACCGGTGAAGTTTTTGAGGAAAAGAAGAATGCCATCAACTACGAAACCATGTCTGAGGCTCTGGCAGATACACTTAGTAGCCGTGGTTACGGAGAAATCTATCAAATGGCATTCGGTAACGGCGGAGCGTCAGTGGCAGAAACGGGCGTCATTACATATCTGCCCCCGAATACCACTGGCCAAAACGCCGCTCTTTACAATCAGACATATGAAAAAATCGTAGACGACACCAGCGTTTTCAACCTGGATCCTACTAGAAACAAAATGACAGTGACACACACCACAAGCAAGGTGTACACTGACATTCTGGTTCAATGTCTGTTAGATTATGGTGAACCGTCGGGACAGGCAGCGTTTGATAACAGCACCCAGACCGATTCCACGTATGTTTTTGATGAATTGGGGCTTCTGGCGAACTACGGCACAGATTCCAGCGGTAACATCATAACCCGGCTACTCACTCACGTTATTTTTCACCCTGTTCAAAAGAGTTTGAATAGACAAATCCAGATAGATTATACTGTGCGTATCCAGGCGTTAACTAATATGGTTACTATCTAGATAAATACAATATCGGAAAGAATAAAATGGCATATACAATTGTTAAAAGTGACGGAACAGTACTGACTACTATCGCAGATGGTACTATTAACACCACTAGCACAACTCAGGGACTTCCGGGTAGAAATTATGCAGGTTACGGGGCTACATTGGACACGAACATTGTCCACCAACTTGAAAATTTTGCCTACACATCACCTCCGGCAAACCCAATTCGCGGTCAACTATGGTATAACACAAACGCCAATGCGCTATGTGTCTGCCCTGCTGACGGAACAACCAACCCGGCATCATGGTTGACTCTGGCTCAATCTGGCAGTTCAGGGACAACAACATTCGGTGCAGTTACAGTAACCGGTGATCTTCAGGCAAATAACGTCATTGCCACTAACAACGTATCTGGTGCCAATGGCACCTTTACTAATTTATCGGTGACCGCAGTAGCAACTATTGCCACTGCAAATGTCACCACGCTCAACGTAGGAACTGCAAATACACGAATTATTACAACTGGCGCCGCAGGAACAACTGGGGCCATGACAGGAACATGGACAGTCACAGGAACAGGAAATGCGTTTACTGTTGCCGGTGGTAACCTTAGCACAGTTGGTATCAGAACTGACAACTATTTCTATGCAAACGGAGACCCTGTGTCGTTCGCCGGAACGTATGATGATGCGAATGTGGGCGCGTATCTACCAACTTATACTGGTACAGTCGGTGCTGCATCGGGTGTAGTCATCTTCCGTGGAGGAAACTTAACATCTGGTGGCACAGCCAACGTGGGCGCCATTACTGGTAACTGGACATTAACTGCAGGCTCAAAATTTAATGCAACTTACGCTGACTTGGCTGAAAGATTTGCCGCTGATGCTGAATATGAAGCAGGAACCGTTGTGGAAATCGGTGGTTCAGCAGAGATTACCGCAGTGAAGGATGCATTGAGTGAAAATGTGCTCGGTGTCATCAGTACAAATGCTGCATATCTAATGAACGCTGGGGCCGGTGATGACAAAACTCATCCGGCTGTGGCGATTGGTGGACGGGTGCCAGTTAAGGTATTGGGTCTGGTAAGAAAAGGTGACAGATTAGTAAGTGCCGGAGATGGTGTTGCGATGGCAGCCGGGCAAGGCGAGGCATCTGCGTTTAATACAATTGGACGATCACTTGAAGATAAGTATACAACTGATTTAGGCACTGTCGTAGCAATCGTAACAATTAAAGGATAAAAAATGACTTGGGCACAATATGGATTAGTACAATCTACCGACTTTAATACAATGGTTGGTGGTAACCCAACAACTACGGCCAACGTGCTAAACACAGTCTGGGCAACAGGTGGGACAAAGAATGGTTACGGACAAACTGCAATCGCAAACGTGGCTGTTGGTCAATCAGTCGGTGCCACTGAGTGGAGCAACCTAACTGGTAAAACATCCAACTGTGGCTCACACCAAGGTTCTTCGTTGAGCAGCATTACGACTCCGGTTGTCGGTGGGACAGTTACTTATCAGGCTAACATTCAGACCAACTTAAATACAATTTATTCCAACAAATTAAACGCCGCCACACAAGGAACTACCTCTTCTAACACCGCAACATACGCAAGTACTTGGGTAAATGCAATTACTTTCGTTCATACAGCGACATTTGCCAACGGCGATGCTGCTCGGTATTTCTTTAATTCAGGTGGCCAACTCTCACTGACATGTTCACACCCAGCTGGTACCGGGATAAACCTGTTACTAAATGGTTTGGCATCTAATATCGGCACACTTACTATGAGCGCACCCACTTCTGAAACTATCACTGTGGTTGGTGGCTCGTACACAGGCCTAACTAGAGTCGGCGGTGGTGGCACTTCTCCGACAGTGTATGTCACTGGATCCGGATACTTCGCTCAGACAATTACGAATGCCAACGTATACTTCCAGACGGCTTCGACTGGCCCTGGAGCATATCTCGGCACGTTCATTAACCTACTGACTAAGTCCAATGGTACCCAAGGTGGTAACGGAGATGCCGGAAGTATTATTACCTTCTATACTGTTTGGGATGAAATTCCAAACGGCCTTACTGTGTCAGCCGGCTCAGCGACAACCCTCACAGTGAAACCACCGGAACTAACATATCTGGCAAACACCTGGGGTACAATTACCCTAGCTGGTTCAGTTTCGGGTAGTTAATTAATTTCGCCCCCCTCAAATCCATCTAAATACTCATAGGAGTGATAGATGGATACCACACAATTAATCGCCGATGTGAAGGCGCGTTTCGCCCACAACTCAGCCAAAGCCTATCTCAAAGACAAATACGCCAGCAAACTAATAGTTGCCGAACAGGGTGGTCTTTGGACTGCTGGCCCCGAGTTAATAGCATTTCTTGCCGCCCAGAGTGACTTCACCATAGACGACACCGTAATTCTTATTGACAATTTTGATAATCCGGTACAGGTTAATGGCCCATCTCTATTGGCCATTCTTCAGAAAACGTATAACACGGTGATGAACGCCTGGTACGCCGAGTGGAAAGAACTTGAGAGCAAGAGATGAGTCGAGGAGTACTGCTTTTTGCGTTTAACAACGAAAAGTTCAACTACTATGACATGGCCGTGGCAACGGCGAAGCGTGTAAATCACTTTCTTAATCTGCCTGTTACCATAGTAACGGATACAGAGTCATCGCGCCGGTGCATTCCGGTTTTTGATCAGACATTATTGGTACCGGCCGACAAGAGTAACCGACGAGACTATTCAACCTGGATTAATAAGGGTCGCTATCGTGCATATGCTCTTAGTCCGTATGATGAAACGATCCTGTTGGATACTGACTACATGATCAACTCCGATACTCTGTTGAAAACATTTGACTTCTGTGATGATTTCTGTTGCCACGATACCACCAGTTTTTTGATGCACCCGGGTGTTCCTCAGGAAGTTCTCAGTGCCTATTCCCTTAACACTCTGTGGGCAACTGTGGTAACCTTTAGGAAAACAAGAAGGGCCGAACAAATATTTGGTTGTCTGGAAATGGTTCAGAAGAACTACGACCATTACGCAAACATTCATAACTTCGTCGGCGGGGTATTTCGTAATGACTATGCCCTGACTCTGGCCCTACGGATAGTTAACGGACACTCCGAAAATAAGCAAGATATCATCCCTTGGAATCTTGTTCATGTTGGCAAGAACACTTCAATATTTAGAAATTCCGATGATGAACTCAACACTGAATATACTGTTATTTTTGACAGCTGGAAACGAGCCAAGATAAAGAAGGAGTATATCACTCTGAAGGATATGGACTTTCATTGTATGAACAAGGCTAACTTTATGGAGTTGATATGACCCGCGGCTTTGTAATCCTGGCAGTTGATGCCGGCGGCACTGACTATCTGAAGTGCGCCCGAACGTTGGCCAAGTCAATTAGAACTTGTATGCCGAATGAATCTATTACTCTCATATCTGATCATACTGAACCCGATGAATTGTTTGATACCGTTGTCCAATTACCACATGGTGACCTTGCCCCAAAGAGCGCATGGAAACTCATCAACGATTGGCAAGTGTATGAAGCCAGCCCGTATGATTACACCATAAAACTTGAAGCCGACATGATTATCCCACGGTCCATTGAATACTGGTGGGACGTTTTATGTGGGCGTGACCTTGTTGTGAGTTCCACCATTAGAAACTTCAAAGGAGAGATATCAGATTGCAGGGTATACAGACGATTCATTGATGACAATAAGTTACCTGATGCATATAACTCCATAACCTATTTTAAAAAATCAGATGTGGCCAAGAAGTTCTTTGAAATTGTCCGTGATATATTTGAAAACTGGACGGACTATCGCGCCTTGATGAAATGTTCCTCACAGGAAGAAGCCACTACTGACTGGGTGTATGCCATTGCCTGCCACATAATGGGCATGGAGAAAACAATGTTACCAACCTTCACAGAAATGAGCATGGTTCATATGAAGCAATATGTTAACGGACTGCCACACGAAGACTGGACTAAGGTGTTGGTCACTGAGTTTCGCCCTATGCGTGTCAACTCATACATTCAGTTGCACCCGTTCCACTATCATCAGAAGTCATTTTCTGATACAATAGATCATGGATGAAAATAACTTTACTATAATCTGGGAAGCACCTAAAATCGTAAAACCCGAGTTTCGTTTATACTACGATGAAGCCGGTAAGGTGATTTGTTATACATGCGACACCACGTTGCCCGGTAACTTTGTCGTGGTAGATTCCTCAACTTTTGCCCAAAGTCGCCCTGATCTAAGAGTAGTCAATGGTAAACTAGTAGAGGGCATCTCGGCAGTTGTCGTCTCCAGATTAGTTCCGGGCCCGGGTATTAGGTGTGCCGCAGAAGATTTTAACATCGTCGTTGGTGATGATTACCAAGGCGAAACAATAACATGGAAATTACAAACGTATGAACTCTGATATAGTTGATGTTGCTGATTTAGATTGCGTATACCTAAGTTATGACGAGCCGCAGAAAGAAGAATTCTGGCTGAGAATTAAGAATATGGTGCCGTGGGCAAAGAGAGTTGATAATGTCAAAGGCTCTGATGCAGCACACAAGGCAGCAGGGGAAGCAAGCGACACAGAACGATTCATCCTGATCGACGGTGACAACATGCCCGACGAGTCCTTCTTCAACATTCAACTGGATTTCACTGGTAAGGATGACACGTTTAAACTTGGGCAATTCCGTTGGAAAGCCATCAATAGCATCAACGGGCTGCGTTACGGCAACGGGGGCATGTCCTCTTGGACAAAGACGTATGTACGCGAGATGAAAACTCACGAACATCAGGATGAGGGTGATGTATCCAGGATTGCTGATTTCTGTCTGGACAGCAAAGACAATCTTTACTGGGCCATGAACGACTGCTACTCCACAACATACCCGAACCACACCCCGTTTCAGGCATGGCGTGCCGGCTTCAGAGAAGGTGTCAAGATGTGTCTGGTCAAAGGCGCCCGTCCTACAGTAGACGAATTTAAGGATAACGTGGCCAGTCGCAACCTGAACAATTTGACTATTTGGCATAACGTCGGTGCAGATGTGGAGAACGGTTACTATGCGATGTACGGGGCACAGTATGGGACATACATGACTTTGCTCACCAATTGGAATCCGCATGATGTGCAATGGTTTGATAATTACCCCATACTATGGGAAGATTTCCAGAAAACCAAATACAACGATGAATTTTTGTATCAGATGAGTGAGTCACTGAAAGATAAACTTGGACTGCCCATATGCACTTTGAATCCGGAGCAAAGCAAATTCTTTAAGCGACACTATAATGCTGATAAGTACAACATGGGTCCTCTGGTCAGAGAGATGGACGTAATAAGAAAGCACGAAGGTTGGTAATGCAAAAACAAGTAAAAGACATAATTTGGTTAACAGATATCGGGTCAGATAGGATTCAGAATAACCCGGTAAATATTGACAAGGCAAAAGACCTACTGAATAGCACCGGCCCTGGATTTTGTCTGGCAAAGTTTACACAGGTAACGATGCACCTGGGCACTGGTATGACTCATGCGTGTCACCATCCTAGTCCACATGCTATTCCTCTTGAAGAAATAGAAAATAACCCTGCGGCTTTGTTTAACACGAAGCATTTGAAACAAGCAAGGAAGGAAATGCTTGCTGGTGGGAAACCGGCAGAGTGTGATTACTGTTGGCGGATTGAAAATAATAAGAGCCCTAGTGACCGATACTTTAAAAGTCTGGAGCCATGGGCACTGTCAAAGCACGACGAGATTCAAGCCAGTGACCCTGAATCGGACTTTTTCCCAACGTATCTTGAGGTAGATTTCAGTAATGTATGTAACTTCAAATGTGTGTACTGTGGACCTGAGTATAGCACCAAGTGGGTTGAGGATCTGAAACAGCATGGTCCAATAAAGTTGTTGGAGAACACACACCATGTTCAATGGGCACAGGGTTACCAAAAAAATCTTGATGATCTTGCATATAAGAACAGCGAGTTTAATCCTTACCTTGATGCATTCTGGAAATGGTTTCCTGAGGCATATAAACATCTCAAGGTGTATCGTATAACTGGTGGAGAACCGCTGCTGACTAAAGAAACATTTAGGAGTATGGATTGGTTCATTGAGAACCCTAATAAGGATCTGGAATTCAACATCAATACTAACCTAAGCGCCCCTGATAAACTATGGGATGCATTTGTCAGCAAGATAAAGGTGATATCAAGTAACCAATGTGTAAAGAAATTTACTGTTTTCACTAGTGTAGATGGATGGGGGAAGCGCGCCGAATATGCCAGACCCGGGTTAGATTTTGGGGTGTTGCAGGACCGCGTCGAGCAACTGTTGAAAATCGGTAACATTCGCGTTACCATAATGTGTACGTTTAACATTTTTAGCATTTCCAGTATTAAGGAATTATTGGAATGGCAAGTAGGACTAAAGAGACAATACAACAACAATGCACAGGGCGCAGATTGGGAAGTGGAAATGGGATTCAATTTAAATGGCACCGGTGATCCCTTTGCCATACGAAAGATGAAAAATCCTGACCATTACGCAACTGTTGGTATAGACACACCATACTTACGTAGCCCGACATGCCTTGATGCCCAGTACATCGACCACAGTATCATACAAAAGTATCTGATACCGGCAATGAATTATGTAGCTGAAAACACAGCAACGCATACATGGAATAGCCATCAAGGATTTGAAGATTACGAACTGGAAAAGTTCAAACGAATATGCCTACAGATAATGGGACACGATAAAAATAATGTGCAGAACGGAGACACCCGGGACACCATAGTAAACCGTGCTAAGTTCTTTGACTTCGTAAACGAGATTGACCGTCGCCACGGCACTGATTTCTTAGTGACTTTTCCTGAAATGACAGACTTCTATGAGTTGTGTGAACGAATGAACAAAGAAGTCCGGGAAGGAAAACATGTCTGAACATCTAATAACCTGGAGAGATGAGCAACTTAACACCATAAGCAAAAGTTTCTGTCCGGCTAAATGGTATAATGCAAGTATCTACTTGGGTTTTGGATACACTGGCTCATGCCACCATCCCCTGCCACACCCAATTAACAAGGAAGAAATTTTAATCAATCCCAAGGCCATTCACAATACTGCACACAAGAAGGAAGTCAGAAAGATGATGCTTGAGGGTATCCGGCCCGCAGAATGCGCCTATTGCTGGAAAGTAGAAGGCATGGGAAGAAATAACGTCAGTGACCGAGTGTACAAGAGCATAATTTATGATAACAATGATATAAAGGCCATTAAGGATATGCCATGGGATGCCGACGTTGAACTTAAAACGTTGGAGATTAGTTTTGATCGCCAATGCAACTTTGCATGTAGCTATTGCAATGCCGGCTATAGTTCAACATGGTCTCAGGACTTACAGACAAATGGAGCATATCAAAACTTCATTGCTCCTGGTGGCGGTGGCGGTGCATATCAAACTGATGGAAGCTGGGCAGAAGCAAATGGTAGACATCTTGACGATAATCCATACACAGATGCCTTTTTTAAATGGTGGCCTGAGTTGTCAAAGAGTTTAGATGAAATCCGGATTACCGGCGGTGAAGCCACTGTCAGTCAAAACTTCTGGCGGTTCGTTGATATTATGCACCAATCCGAGTCACCAAATATGCGCTTTGCTGTCAATTCTAATTTAGGGATGAGTGAAAAGGCCCTTGAGAAACTTATTAAAATTACCCACACCTTACCAGTAAAGGAGTTTGACTTATTTACCAGCAATGAATGTTACGGGGCACATGCTGAATATGTGCGAGATGGTCTTAATTACAAGCAGTGGAGAACCAATATGGTGACCTTCATGGATAATGCCAAATTTAGATCACTGACTATTATGATGACTATAAACAATCTTACGCTGTTCAGTTTAACTGATTTCATTGATGATATGATTGAGTTAAAGAAGAAATACGGAGTAGGTAGGCCTCTGATGGATTTGAACATTCTGCGATGGCCCAATTATATGAGCGTCCTTGTTCTCCCTGATGACATTAAGAGTGAATGCCATGCACAGATTAAGAATTGGTTTGCCGATGAGCAAAATACCAAGTACCTGGAGCCGAACGAAAGGGCCAGTATTCAACGATTAATCGATTATATTGAGGTAGTCGATAAGGCACACATAAATACCACTGATGACAAGTCTCTGTTATTTCATGATTTTAAAAGTTTTTATACCCAGTATGACACCCGCAGAAGTAAAAATCTAATGGAGACTTTTCCTAGGTTAGCCGATTGGTATGAGAAAATAGAACTGAAAAAGATATTTGAAATAAAACCGTTAAACCAGACTGGAATAACACAGTATGAATTAGGAGAGTACAAGGGATGATTGAAAAAGTAGTTGGATATGGGTGCAGTTTTATGCAAGGAGACTCAGTTGCTCCGGAACTGACATGGGCTGCATTACTGGCAAAGAAATTTAAAGTCCCATTGCGGAATAGAGGCCAAAATGCAGGGTCAAACAAATTGGCCATGATTTACCTATTTGAGGATATATGCAAGGGCGATTACAGCAATACTCTGGTATTGTTTTCATGGACAGGAATACAACGGTCTACTTTTTGGTGCGAACAAAAAGATTACAAGAAATGGATTCCGGTATTACCGGGGCATGAATCACCTGACAAGATCATTGCAAACATGAACTCGGCATACTATGCTGATCTGTATTCGGATTATGAGGCGCTGCACACCTCTTATATGCAAAAGTTGTCAGTTCAGGCTTTGCTGAAGGCAAAGAACATACCATATATGTTTGTAAATTCATTTACCGAAGATTTTATCCTTTACAATGATGATACCATGAAATCCTTTGCTGAAAACTTAGACACAGACAACTTTTTATTTGGGTACGAGGATTCGATTTACCAGCACGTTTGTTTAAATCTGAAGATGGTTGCTGAGGATAATTTCCATCCAAGTATTATGGGCCATGAATATGTGGCAGATGCAGCGCATAAGTTCCTACTTAGGAAAAAAAGATGAAACGATTTTTTGCTTTCGGGTGCAGTCTGACCAGGTATGCTTATGCAACTTGGGCAGATTTGGCCGCCGCCAACTTTGACGAGTACTATAATTACGCCAAGGGCGGTGGTTCTAATACATTGATGATGGGCAGGCTGATAGAGGCTGATAATTATTTTGATTTTAATAAAGATACTGATACTGTTTACGTGATGCTCTCCGGAATAGGAAGATATAGTTATTACACATACGATAGGGGATGGATTACCAATGGTGATTTATATTCTTACCTGAGCAAAAACAACAATAAGGATATGGAATTTTTAGTAAAAAATATCTATAACGATAAGGGGGCAATTTACCAATCCTGGTTAGCGGCACACCTAATGAAGAAGTTGCTTGTCTCAAAAGGTATACCACATAAGATATTATATGGAATTAATAACAGTAACTATTTGGTTCAGAATGAATTCAACGATGAAGAATCTATTAGGAAAGTTATGGACATTGAGTCAATAGTAGATATAAAAACACCATTCAATGATTGGTTTAGATGTCCCGAGAACCTAAGGGCCGGGCCAGTTACTCCTAATTACACCGATGCTAATACTTTTGACGGGCACCCTTCACAGTTATTGCACTATAAGTTTCTGAAGAATTTTCTGCCTGAGTTTGACACTGAAATTACCAACAAGTTATTCACGTATGTTGAATCTATTTTTGATGGTAGGAGTCAACATAAGCAGGAAACAACCTATAGGAATAAATTCTATAAAAAATTCAACAGGGCATTTACACACCCGCTTTTCGGACAGGAACATGAATTATGGTAAAACATTTAATAACAGGTGGATGTAGTTTCAGCAACGGAGGAGAATTCGGTGGTTGGACTGGTTACCTCTCTAATTACCTAAAAACGCTTAACCCCGAGATGACGTGTGACCATACCGGATTTCTGAGTCAAGGCCAAGAGTTGATCCAAAAGAAAGTTATGCTGGCTATCTCTGAGGCATTGGCGCGTGGTTGTTCCAATGAAGATATTCTTGTAGTGGTTATGTGGAGTGGTACTTATAGAAAAGCATGGTACATCGACAACCCCGACATAGTAGATGATATCGTTAAGGGGATGCCAAACTTTAATGGTGGAATGTGCAAGGAGTTTCTAGATTTAAAAGACCAAATACCAGGGGAGCCTGCCTTCTTTGAGACTGCCAATGGAAGTAGATTTGAGTATAACCCCAATGGGGGATGGTACTTCACAGTTAATGGCAGTGAATGTAAGTTAGATTTTGTGAAGCAACATTATCTGCTGGATAGGGTACTGTCTGGTGTTGGTAAGGTCAGCACCAGTTTGGAAAATATTATTACTCTACAGAATTTCTGTGCCCTAAATAAAGTTCAACTGATACAGCAGTTTTTTATGGATTCAGTCTATCAAGACATTGATGATAACAAAAACCACCAGATTATCAATTATCTATATAAGCAGTTGGATTTTCCTAATATCATAAAAGATGGCATGTTTGAGTATATGCATAAACCACTAGGAGTTAGCAGGGCCGACGCCATTAATTTATCTCATACTGAGCGACTACGGTTACAGGGGGACTCCAAATACTTCTATGTCGATGGATTCCATCCAGGTGAACTAGGGGTCAATCACTGGTGTGAAGAAGTATTGATTCCTTTTGTAGAGCCCAGAATTAAAAAAGTGAAATTTCAGCTACCGTTATTGTATGATGTTATTTTGCCCAATTACATCATGCCTAATGCCATTCTGACAGAATTGGGTATGGTGAATTACCTTCATAGCCTTCACTCAACCAGATGTGAAAGAGGTAATTCATTCTTTGAGCAGCAGTTAAATGCTGAAAATGATTTATATACTCCGATGACTTTTATTTTTGATAGAAGTATGGGTACCTTCCCCAACTCAGTTGGCGGCGGTGGAAACCTTAATACCGGAATGTATGACCAGTTAGCAGATCGTAACGTGAATTCGTTATGTATTGGTCGTCGTGCCGGAAAGAAGTACATTTATCCCATTACTATTTCTCCACATATTGATGAGTTTTCGGGGCTGACACGAAAGGGCAGTAAGTTAAATGGTGAGTATTTTTGGAAGCACATGTCTGCCCAAGCCCTAGCTGATGTTAAGTCCCGTCGCGCCCTAATATTTTTGGACTATGCCCAAGAAAACTACATTGAAAAGAGTATGTATGAACGGCTGCATTATGGCATTGAAATTAGCGGTATACCCAGAGAACAGATCGTCCTGGCATTCAATAGTTTCAACGCGCAAGAACTGTATGAGTCCTGGTTTCCCATTGAACAACGGAGGCTTGAAGTTAAGAATTGGCCATATGTTTTGGCAAATACTTCATACTATTACAACTCAGTACCAGATTCCAGAATTGAACCTCTCAAAATTATTTCCACCAGGACCAAAATTAGAAAAAACTATTTTGTTTTCAAGATCCGCAGACCAAGACCCCATAGACAGGCCCTGTTATTTAAACTTTGCACGGATGATTTATTAAACAAGGGCGATTGGTCCTGGTTAGAAAACACCACGTATGATGATGCATGGATGTACGGACTCGCTCAACAATTTAATTTTGAGTTTAATACAGAGAAAATAAAGAAACTACATGAACAGTTCCCGCACTCGTTACAAGATGAACAAGGGACGTTCACCAGCATAAGTTCCTGGACAGATAATAAAACTGTGACTTATGAGAATGCATATTTTTATATTTGCACAGAAACATATACCCATGGTGAGCATAAGTCAATCACTGAAAAAGTGTGTAAGCCAATGGTTAATTTTCTGCCATTTTTGTTTGTGTCCTTTCCAGGAGCACTCGCGTTGCTACGGCACCTTGGTTTTAAAACGTTCTCACCATTTATTGACGAAAGATACGATGATGAGCCGGACGAGGGTAAACGAGTTTCCATGGTGTACAATGAGATAAAAAGAATGTGTTCAATGTCCAAGCGAGAACTACATGATTGGTATTGGCAAATGGAAGATATCCTGCATCATAACAGAAAACATTTTTTAAATTACTACAAAGACGACAGCCACGCAATTAAATTAATTGAATACCTCCACGATAGGGTAAAATAATGTACGATAAATCCATTTTAGGATTCATGAAAGAATCTGAATTAAAGATCATAGAACAGTTGGCGACCGAGGTACCAAAAAATGGCGTCATAGTTGAGATAGGGTCTTGCTTTGGCAGAAGTTCTGTTTGTTGGGCAAAGTCAGCACCTACGGCAACAGTATACTGCATTGACACTTTTTCTGATCAAGATTGGGTGTGTGATGCCCAATATACTAACGGGTATGATGTTGAGCATGGGTGCCCGCGTTCAGGCGTAACTTATAACACAAAATCTGAATTTATTCGTAACACCAAGAGTATTTCAAATATTGTTATGATAGAGGGCAACAGCCCTCATGTCATCTATCCTGGTGGTGACATTGACTTATTCTTCATTGATGCCCTGCATATGAATCCGAATGATTGGGAAAATCTATGCCATTGGATCCCGCAATGCAAACCAAATGCAGTTGTTTGTGGTCATGATATGGTAGATGATTTCCCTGATGTACAACAAAATGTAAGACGACTAGAAAAGATACTAAATAAAGCAGTTACGTTGTACCCAAGTGGAACAATATGGAGTTTTAAACTAGATCGTGGTGTTTCAAGGAATGAGTTATGAGTGATATTAACCTACAGTGGGTAAACAAAGTATTTAACTTTGACCCTATAACTATGTTTGACATAGGCTGTGCCGACATGCAGGACACCATTAACTTTAAGCATATCAGTGCCGACTCCTTGATCTACGCATTTGACTGTAATGATTTCTGGTTTAAACAAAATACAAAACTGGCCATTGACAATGGTATCCATTATTTTCACTGTGCGTTTGCTGACAGAGATGGTGAGATAGAATTTACGCCGTCTTTGATGCAAGGAAAACTGCTGCATCCATTCTCTGGTAGCATCTATGCCCCTATTAATCTACATGGAAAAGTATATGGCGAACCAATGAAGGTTCAATGTACAACATTTGATACCTTTTGTAAGAATTTTAACATCAGCCCTGATTTCCTGCATATTGATACCGAGGGCGCCGAGTTTATCATTTTTCAGCATATGAAAGAATTTAAGCCCAAATTGATATGGTCCGAAACATGCGGAATGTATGAGTATGACACAAAGAAAACAGGGCATGAGTTATCTGCGCTGATTGTGTCACTTGGGTACACTGAAATTTATACCGGACCGGGCGACTCCTTGTTTCGGAGAAATGATTTCGAAACTATCCCATACGTACCGTTATGAACTATAAAAACCAGTCTTGGGAAAGCGTAAACGTTTCCTTCCTGAAAACATTCGGGCAGTCTATCCCTGTTTACTCCCCGTCGGTGTTCCGAGAATTCAGAGGAGAGATATTTACTACATACCACTCTGATACGCATCCAGTTAACACCTTGCTACCAGCAGGGTGCGTAGTACATAGCAGATTTTCTAAGTCATATAAGAATGTGCTGCGCGGCCTTCATTACGATGACAAGACCTATAAACTGGTCCAGGCATTAGTCGGTGAAATTTACTTAGTTGTACTTGATGTACGCGAGGGTTCTGATACGTTTGGTAAATGGGAATCCTATCTTCTCTCAGAGAAAACTAGAGACCAGATTTTAATTCCACCGGGGTTCGCCAATGGTCATTACGCTTTGACTGACTGCATTTTCCATTACAACTTATTTTACTGCGGTGGGTACGTCGATGAAAACAAGCAAGGCGTAATTAAATGGAATGACCCAAAATTCAATATGGAATGGCCAACCGCAACCCCAACATTACAACAAAGAGACCGATGATTAACTTAGAACAATATAGTAAGGTACGGGAAATAGATTTTTCGCCCCAGGACCTAATCGATTTTGAACAAAAGATCGTTGACCACTGGGAAAATGCAAAAATTACTGGACCAGTGCATTTGTCAAATGGGAACGAAGAGCCACTGATTGAAGTATTCAAACGAATTAAAACAACAGACTGGGTATTCAGCACGTGGCGATCACACTATCATGCCTTACTTAAAGGAATCGATCCGATGTTTATTGAGAACGAAATACTAGCAGGAAGATCGATAACTATTTGCAACCTGGACCAGAGATTTTATTCGTCCGCCATCGTAGGTGGGACACTATCCATTGCTTTGGGTGTGGCACAAGCAATCAAACGAGATGGTAGCCCCGACAGAGTGTGGTGCTTTATAGGCGACATGAGTTTTGAGAGTGGTTTATTCTATGAAATCCATAAGTACGCCAGGAACTTTGATTTGCCATTACACTTCATAGTTGAGGATAATGGAAAGTCCACATACACTCCAACTACTGCTACATGGGGGGTCAAAAGAGAAATACCCGACGATGTAGTATATTACGCATATACGTCTAAATTTCCACATTATGGGACAGGTAAATGGATCGCATTTTAAAACTAGTTTATTCTCATCAGTACGAAAAATTTGAAAAACCGCAGTTCGTACACAACGGCATTCACCCGGCGTTTTCAAATTATCTTGTGTCAAAATCACAGGAAATGGGCAATCAGTTCAATCTTGACCAAGAAATAAATAAGGTAGTTCAGACTAACACAGCCCAAGATTGGTGCTTTACAACCCACAGTAATTTTATCTTTTACATCATCAGGTATTATGGTGGGAGTTACGGGGACTCAACTAACACAATCCACATGAATGACATCATTGACGATGATGCCATTTACTTGTATCCAGTTGAAATTCGAACGACAATTAACGAATTTACAAAAGACCTCACCTTCCAATTGGAGGGGAAAACATATGAGTATACGTTTCTTGATACAATCCCGAATCAGGTCTTGCAACACCTGAGGACCGGTAAAGTCAAGTTGATCATAAATGTAATTCATGACCCCGGTGCTCATTCGCTTCAGATGAGGAAGATTGAAAAAATGCTGAACTCCATTGGAATAGATGGCAGCAACATAATCTTTATTTGGGGGAATAATTACCAAAAATACTATGAGGAGCAACCCGAGAGCAAAATTAAGTTGACGTACGGGCTGCTTCCGTTGCAGCAAGTTGCTGCCAGTTCCAAACAATATCCGAGAGTAACGTCACTTGGGTATACCTCTGACCTGGTCCGAGAAGAAGACTTGGAAAGAAATAAAACCACATATCGGAAAAGATTTCTATGTTACAACAGAACTCTGAAAAAACACCGATATATGCTGGCTTATCTGGCACTAAAACATGACCTGCTGCAGGACAATGTCTTTAGTTTTCTGAATTTAGTCGGAGACGAACAGCACGTTGTCCACTCAATTTATGAGTACACAAACGACCTGCCAGAATCTAAGATATGTGCCAAGAAAATAGTGGATATGATTCCGTATGAGATTGACACTCAACACCTGGATTCCGAGGCAATTCGCTCATTTGGATCAGATAACAATCTTAAAGAAGTATTTCTTGGTACCTATATCCATTTAATATCAGAAACTCTGTTTGAAGAGGGAGACCCCAAGAACCCATTCTTCTCTGAAAAGACGTTCAGACCAATACAAAATCTACAGCCATTCTTGTTCGCGGGGAACGCATACTCACTCAAGTTACTAAAAGAGTTAGGTTTTAAAACTTTTGCGCCCTTTATTGATGAACGATACGATGAGGTAGAGGACCATGTCCAGAGAATGAAAATGCTTGAGGGTGAGATATTACGATTAAAAAATATGGATTTGGCCGAGATACACGCCTGGTATTATTCAATTACGGATATCCTACTTTGGAACCAGAACCATCTTTTGACCTTTGCAAAGAGTAATCCTTTTGATCAGGTTGTTTCCGACATAAATAAGTTCTATGAAATTCAATAACAAAACCGTGCTAGTTACAGGGGCCAATGGCCTAGTTGGTTTACCAACAGTTGAGAAATGTGTCTTAGAGGGCGCCACGAAAGTGTATGCAGTTGACATCGTGTTAGGTGATAAACTTGTCAACCTTCAGCACAAATACCCGGATAACATTGTCCTTCTGAAGGTTGACCTTACTTACTTGCATAACTGTGAGGCCATTTTCGCAGAAAATGAAATTAATATTGTCTTGCATATCGCAGGAATTAAAGGTTCTCCGGCAAGATCAAGCAAGCGACCGTGTGATTACTTATTTCCAATGCTGATGTTCAACACTAATATGATTAAGGCGGCATTTGATGCCAAGGTTGACTGGTTTGTTTATCTGAGCAGCGTTGGTGTATATCAACCAGCAGAGATGATGCACGAAGATGATGTATGGAAAACTACGCCTAGTCAGAATGACTGGTACCCCGGGTGGTCTAAGCGAATGGGCGAAGCCACTCTGGAATCATTGCAGGTACAGTATGGTTGGGATAATTGGACAGTTATCAGACCATCAAATATCTATGGCTTAAACGATAATTTTGCCCAAGACGCCACCGTAGTCAGTTCGAACATTTGGAAGTTACTCAACGTAGAAGGCGATGATATTGTTTGTTGGGGGAATGGATCAGCCAGACGAGATTTTGTGTTCGGTGATGACGTTGCTCAGGCAAGCATTGATGTTGTCAAAAAGGAAGTCAAGGACATTATAAACTTTGGGTGTGGAGTTGCAGTTTCAATTAAGGAAACGATTGAGGCTATCGTTGACTCGTATGAGGAAATTTCAGGAATCAGAAAGAATATAGTATGGGATGAGTCCAAAACAAATGGTGATCCGGTCCGATGCCTAAATTCCGACAGACAAACTAAGTATCAAATTCTACCATCAACTTCTTTGAAAGATGGTATAAAGCAGACAATAATATCTTATCAATCAGACCATGTAAATGTCAAATGATGCACTTAAACGGTTTGCTGCGAAGCGTTACCCTAATCCTAATAGTGGTATAGAGTCTGATGGTTTCATAAGACCACCCGACATCCATATACCTGAGCAGGAAGAGCCGACGGCGAAACTGGCTCCAAGTTCTCCCCCGTCACAAAAAAACGTGAGAATTGCCGTATGTTTCCATGGGCAATTGCGTAATGCGTGTCATGCCGCACCTGCCATTAAGGCTTATTTAGGTGATTTATGGGAAAATTGCGATTTTTTCATACATACTTGGAATATTAACACGTACACCAGTCCCTGTGAATCATTTAAAGATTATATCTATGCATTAACTGGCACAGAAATAGATTTAAATCTTACTGGTCCCCCTGTCAAAAAATCGGTTACCTATGATGAGGTAGAATTTGTAAAATTTTTTTATCAACCTAAATTTTTTAAAGTTGAATCATATGAAAAATGGGCCGAAGAACATTCCTCGTCAATAAAGAAAGCCCTGGAATTAATAATTCCAGCACATTGTCCACCCTATTATTACAGTTTTTTTTCTAGTATACAGGGTAAAAAGTCTTTTGAAAATGAAAACGGATTTATTTATGATGCTGTTGTAAAATTACGACCTGATGTTTCTTTTTTAGTAAATAAAATGCCTATCTATAAAGATAAGAAATGTCATCTGTCTAGTAAATGCACAACTGATGTTTATACGTCTTATTTGTGTCATGACCTAATAACTTTTTATAAAGACACAACTTCTTTTTATAAAGTAGGCGAAGAATTGTGGATTTCTACTAGTTTGTTAATGGATAGAGTTAGCAATATTTGGCAAGATTTTAAATTTGGAAATACAGAAAATCTATCCATAGCAGAATATCTTACAAAACATCATATCCAGCAAAAAACGACCCACACAGTGAACGTTGCTTTTCATCGGGCTATCTGTCAGATTGTGCCGTCAACTGATTGGCCGTTAGTTCATTTATTGTCAGTTTTAACTGATCAAGTGGGTCTAACTAATATAGTTGTTATCATTGAGGATGATGTGAAAAATCGGTTAATCAATTATATTAAAAGTGACGACTTTTTAGATATGTTGCAACAAACATATGAGTCATACAATAGAAGAAAATTATCTTATCAATCATGAGAATTGCTGTATGTTTTAGTGGACAATTAAGAACCGGTGTATGGGCAATACCCGCTATAAAATCGTTTATAGGTGATCTTTGGGGAAATTGTGATTTCTTTTTGCATACCTGGGATTCTCAAAATAATAAAAATTATAGCAACGAAGTGATAAAAAAGTTAAATAGTTTAATGTCAATTGACATTAACTATACAAATCCAAATCGTCCAATTTATGGTCCTATAGGAAACGAGGATCTTAATAGATTTTTAACCATTTATAATCCAAAATTATTTTTGATTGAAAACTACAAAACTACACACAACAATATAGTAAATTATCGTGATAGTGTTGCTGCACAACAAAATTTATCATATAATCCTGCAGATTTTCCCCCGGAACTGTATTATTCATATTATCGTAGTGTAGAGATGGTAAAACAATATGAACAACAATGGGGGTTTACTTATGATATTATAATTAAATTACGACCTGATGTTATTTTTCCCATGCATGATGGGCATCCAATATACCGTCATAAACGGGCTGATTTAAAAAATGACATTGAAAAAGTATTAAATAATACAAATACTTTGTATAAATCTGACGATGTGTATTGGATATCAACCGGCGACATAATTAAAAAGGTAAATTTATTTTGGGAAGAAAGTTTAAAAACACCCAAAATAACATTGTGGAATTATGCTTCTACCCTGGGTATTGATATAGAATCATCAGAGAATAATAAGTATACCTTGTTGAGAAATTTGTGGAAACGGTTGCTAATTGACGATTTTTTTATGATAAACGCCCTCGAACGGTTGTTTGTGGATTTGCCAATTGAAACTGAGGCTGTTTTAAGCCCTCGTGTAGATTTTTATATACAGCATTCTAACGAATTAAAATCGTACATACGCAACTATAGTATTATCAAGGAGTTATGCGATGAAACAAATTGCACAATCAACTAACAAATTAGTGATATTTGATTTAGATGGAGTACTTATTGAAAGTAGAGAACTTCATTACCATAGTCTTAATGATTCATTACGCAGTATTGATGCAAAATATGTTATTGATAGGGACGAGCACTTGTCAATATATGATGGATTAAATACAACCCGTAAATTAGAATTGTTATCTGAAACAAAAGGATTACCCACCGAGTTTCACGATATAGTATGGCAACGTAAACAATTGGCAACTTTTAATCTTATTAAACAGTTTACAGTTGATACTAAGTTAGTTGATATATTTCTAAAACTTAAATCTTCCGGATATATGATTGCCGTTGCAAGTAACAGTATTAGAGAAACGGTTAAACTTAGTTTATTAAAAATTGGAGTAATGGAATATGTGGATTATTATGTAAGTAATCAAGATGTACAACGCCCCAAACCGTATCCAGAAATGTATTGGAAATGCATGTCTGCCCTAAGGGCATTACCACACGATACATTAATTATTGAAGATAGTCATATCGGAAGGCGTGGCGCATTAGATAGTGGCGCTGTATTATTAGCAGTTGAAGATTCGCATGATATTACTTGGGATAAAATTAATACACGATTACAACAAATGAACTCACAGATGACAACAAACAACATACCTTGGAAAGACAGCAGACTTAACGTATTAGTACCCATGGCAGGTGCAGGCAGTAGATTTGCACAGCAAGGATACACTTTCCCTAAACCGTTAATCGAAGTAAACGGTAAGCCTATGATCCAGGTCGTTGTGGAAAACTTAAACATCGAAGCACATTACATCTTCATCGTACAACAAGAACACTACGAAAAATACAATCTAAAATATTTGCTCAATCTAATTGCTCCGGGCTGTGACATCGTTCAAGTCAGCGGCGTCACTGAAGGCGCCGCTTGTTCTACGTTGCTTGCTAAAGATTACATCAACAATGATTCTCCGTTAGTTATGGCTAACAGTGATCAGTATGTTGAATGGAATAGCAATGAGTGTATGTATGCGTTCACTGCTGATAGCATAGACGGTGCCATTCTAACGTTCGAATCAAGCCACCCTAAATGGAGTTATGCAAAGATCGGCAACAACGGATTTGTAAGTGAAGTAGCAGAAAAGAAAGTTATCAGCAATGAAGCCACTGTGGGTGTTTACTACTGGAAGAAAGGTAGTGACTACGTTAAGTATGCTGAAGAAATGATTGCTAAGAATATTCGTGTTAATAATGAATTTTATGTATGTCCAGTGTTTAACCAAGCAATTGCGGACGGCAAGAAAATAAAAGTTAAGCGCGTCAATAATATGTGGGGGATAGGCACACCCGAAGATTTAAATCAATTCTTATTGAATTACAAACTATGAAATTAATTGCACACCGAGGACTAGTTAATGGCCCTGATAGTAATTTAGAAAATCTACCTGGGCAAATATTGTTAAGTTTACAAGCAGGATATGATTGTGAAATTGATGTTAGGTATATTAATGGCAAATGGATGCTAGGACACGACGATCCAGATTTTGAAGTACCGTTTGAATTTCTCAAACAACCTGGATTGTGGATACATGCTAAAAATTTAGAAGCACTTTATGTACTGGGTGCTGAAAAAAGTTTAAATTATTTTTGGCATCAAGAAGATGATTTCACATTAACTAGTCATGGATATATTTGGACATATCCGGGAAAAGAATTAACTCATAATAGCATCATGGTATTACCCGAATTGAATGATCCTAAGTTTGAAAACTTACCAATAAATTGTTATGGTGTGTGTACTGCCTATATAGAAGATGGTATAAACAGACAATATTGTCTTATCAATCCAACCGCGCAGGGGGTCAAATGAAGATCGGCATAAAATATAAAACTGATTTGGAAGAGATTGCTGTTCTAGTGTGGTCATTGAGAGATTCAGCAATCAAAGCCGATCTTCGTGCCGATGGAATCTTTGAAGAAAGGTATAACGGTAAGGTATTTGAACTCACTCTCGGTGAAAACTGCTTTCGGTTCTCAACGGTTGATGAGGCTTTATTGGAATGTGATAAAAAGGTTAGAGTTTCTCACCATTCTTTTGACGATGTTGATCCTCGGTATGATAAAGAAATTTGTATACTGCATGACGCAATACGGGACGAATTTACTGAGGATCTTATAAGGGAATTTTTAGATAAAGGTAACATTCTCATATCGGTGTCAACCGCGAATTTCTCACATGAGAACTTGATTTATGATCCTTTACTTGGTCTAGTGACTATTTACTTAGACTTGGGTCTACACTTCCTTAATTATTATCAAGCACCTAAGAATTTTAAGAGACTATTGGGTGTCTACCACAAACCACTTCATATAGGTGGTGCACCAAACAACCGGCGTAATGAACTTTACGATAAGGTGAGGGCTCAGTTGGGCGACGACTTCGGCGCATATAAATCATGTGATTCATCTTTCTTTGACCTGATAAATTCGTATAGATATTTTGGGCGATGGGGGAATAATCATATTACTGGTTATACTGATTACGTCACTAGTGTATGCAATATAGTTTTTGAGACATACGATTCTGTGGGCTCAAACGTTTTTCAGGGCAGAACACTTTTAACGGAAAAAACAACAAAGGCGATAATTTTCTGCGAGGAGAATATCTTCTTTATTTGGTATGGTCGGGAAGATTTTTATAAAGTGTTGCGAGAGTATGGGTTTTGGTTTCTTAACTCGGAATTTTATGATGCGACTACGGAAATACAGGACCAAACTGCAATGTGTCAGTCAGTATTTAATGCCACGACTTACCTACAAAAACTCAAGCACTCACTTGGCACAAACGAGAGAGTATACTCCCATTTAATGGAGAAGTATGGTCACCATCTGAAAGAGAATGTGAGATTATTCAAGCACTTGGAACAAAATTGTCCAGTGAAGGATACACTCATAAATACAATTTTAAAATAAAGGTCAGTATGAAAAAAACAGATAGAATCTTAGTTACCGGAGCCAGTGGCTTCATCGGCTCGCACGTTTTGCGTACTCTTTTTGAAAAGGGCTACAAGAATCTTCGCTCCACTACTTACAGTAGAACTCTCCGTAAGGACTTTTATGGATGGGAAACAGTGGAGAATCATCATGGTGATCTTCGTACTGCTGAGTTTTGTGAGAAAATTACGCGAGAAGTGGATGTGGTGATTCATTGCGCCGCCAATACATCAAACGCTCTGGATACCAAGTTCAATCCTCTGCTGCATGTGACACCTAACGTTGAGATGAACACTAATCTTATGGAACAGAGTTGGAAGAACAAGGTGACAAAATTTATGTTCATCTCGTCCAATACCGTTTACCCGGATATGGGCTTGGATTATTGTCGTGAAGAGGCGGATGTGCAGGGCACCCCGTTAATTCCGGTGTATAAGGCAGTTGGTGGAATGAAACGATACACCGAAAGTTTATGCGATTTCTTCTCAAATCAGATTCATGAACCGATGCAGTGTATTATGATTCGCCCAAGCAATGCTTTTGGTCCTAATGATAAGTTTGACTATGAAAAATGTCATGTGACTCCGGCGAGTATTCGCAAGGTTGCCGACGGGCTGAACCCCATCCCTGTCTGGGGTGATGGTTCAGATGTCCGTGATCTACTTTATGTAGAAGACATGGCCGATGGTATTGTGTTTCTGACTGAGAATGTTGACACCTACGACAAGTTCAATGTCTGCTATGGGCAAGGCTTCACTGTGAACGAGGTGCTTGCCATGCTCAAAGAAATCGACCACAATGACAACCCTATTGAGTATGTAAACAACAAGGCATTTATGATTTCAGTTCGCCTGCTGAGTTCTGAGAAAATCAATCAACTCGGCTGGAAACCAAAGTATCAGTTAAGGGAAGCATTAGAGAAGGCCATGAATTGGTATAAGGCGAACAAGGGTCAATACAATCCCGAATCAAAGCCCTAATGGAAAAATTTGTCGTGGTAAACCCCTTTGCTGCGGGGTTTACCAATGTGCAGATGAGTTATGAAATTGCTTTTGCAGTGGCGCATATCACTGGTAGATCCATCGTTCTACCACCAACTTCCTGGTGTGTACTCATTGACGAGAAGGACTCTCCCAAAGAGACATGGCAGGATATTTGGCAAATCTGCGACAGGGAAAAAGCCAACCAGGAATTCAAGATTTATGACTTATTAGAGTTTGAAGAACTGGCTCCTTACATTGACAAAAACTCACCCGGTTATTCCTGGTTCTCCGACGACGTTTTGCCTAATTCAAGAACTATTCCGTCGTTCGCTGACTCGCCCATATGCTTGCACTCCGAACCCACTGACATGCAAGATTTCCTAAAGTTCGTCGGAGACAGGCCGCTCTGTAATATGGAATGCACTGAGAAGTTTCTGTTGGTCTCAGGGTTTGGAAACTACTGGGCAAACGTTTATGCCAATGGAATCTCAGACCGAAACGAAATGAAGAAGCGCGTTAACGCCGCGTTTCAGTACCAATCTAAATTTTACGAACTTGCCAGTTCAATGATTACTGGTACCTACAACGCCATTCACGTTAGAAATCCGAAACAACTTATGTTTGACCAGTATGCAGATGTGGTGAGTTTTGTCGACAGACCGGATTTACTTTTGCAGCAGGTGAAAAAGTTTTATCCAACGCAAACGCCATTGTACGTGGCAACTGACATTCCGCACCGGGGACTCTTTGAAAAGTTAGCATCTGAATATCAACTGATTTTCTACGACGATCTATTTCAGACACCATTTCACCCGCTGGAGAAAATAGCAATTGACCAGATTATTTGCAGCCGGGCCGAACTGTTTTATGGAAGTTATTACAGCACCTTCAGCAAGAGAATAAATATCATGCGAGGCTTAGAAGGAAGACAGTCAAACGACAATATGGGATTTAATAAAATAATGGATCAATCACCGAACCCGGAGTCATGGCTCTGGTATGCCGACGCATCCCCTCAATGGACCATTGGAATATGAAACCTAAACAACCTACTCAACAACGGAAGGGAATCGCGTTCGGCGGGTGTTCTTTTACATGGGGTCAGGGCCTGCATTATTACAGTAACCTATCCACATTAATCTTACCAGAAAATGAGAATATGTATGATGAGGAGTTAGTAAGTTATGCCCATTTTAAGTTCATTGAGACCGTCAGGTATCCAAGATTAGTAGCACAACACTTTAACACATTTGAATTGGTGCAACCATTTAATGGGGGAGCAACGAGAACTACTGTTGATTTTTGGACCGCTGCCATCAACTCAGAAAAGAACAGCTTTTCAAAGATAAATTGGAATGTCCCATCATGTGACATCTCAACCTTTGTTTGCCAACTTACTCAATGGAGCAGAATGCAGGTAACAATTGAGGTTGGTGGTGAAGTTATCGGTCCTGTACAGGTAATGGACTTGGTCAGTGACCGCCGGTTTTCAGAGTGGTTAACTGTCAGCGGGACTACATTTGATGAGGTCCTTAGTAAGTTTCGTGCCGCCGACCTTAGTTCAATAAAAACTTTCTTGGAAGAACAAGAGAATAAAGGAATTCGTGTAGTAATCGTTTCGTGGCCTGATGATTTAGTTAACTTGATTAAATCAGATGACTGGTTAAGCAGACGATTTGTTAATCTTAAATATAAAGGGGCTACTGTTGGTAGCATAGAAGCATTACTAGATCTCCACAACCTAAAAATCTCTGCCGATTTTGAATTTTTTAGTGAACCTCCTAAGGACCATCACCCTTCATTAGAATGCCATAAAATAATAGCAGAAAATATAATAAGTTTTTTAGAAAGTAGTTATGAATAAAGTTCTTATCACCGGCGGAGCCGGATACCTAGGCTCTACTATGGCAGAGCACCTGCTATCTGAGGGATATGCCGTGACGGTGCTTGATAACCTGTTATACAAGCAACTCTCTGTTCTACATCTGTTCAAGAAGGAAAACTTCAGATTTGTAAACGGTGATGTCAGAAACACTGAGTTGTTAACCAAGTTAGTCAACGACCATGATGTAATTATCCCACTGGCAGCAATAGTTGGGATGCCGGCATGCAAGGCGAACCCGCAGTTAACAATTGATGTAAACTTTAAGCACATTGAAACTATCGTTAGCCTGCTGAGACCTGACCAGAAGGTAATTCTGCCAAATACCAACAGTCAGTATGGTTCATCTGATACCATTATCACAGAAGAAAGCCCATTTAAGCCGCTGTCTCTGTATGCCCAAACAAAATGTGATGCCGAAGACCAAGTATTGAAGAATGGCAAGGGCGTTGTACTGCGACTGGCCACAGTATTCGGTGTTTCGCCTCGTATGCGTCAGGATCTATTAGTCAATGACTTTGTATACCGGTCACTCGTTGATGGATTTTTGGTTTTGTTTGAGGGCCACTTCAAACGTAACTACATTCATGTACAAGACATTGCCCGCACTTTCCAGTTCATCATAGAACATTACGATCAGTGCCGGGGACAGGCATATAACGCCGGACTGTCAACAGCAAACATAAGCAAACTTGAGTTGGCACAGAAAATCAAGGAATATATTCCAGGACTTGTCATCGTCCAGGATGAGTTTAAGGAAGATTTTGACAAGAGGAATTACATCGTGTCAAACGAGAAATTGGAAAAGATAGGATGGCGCCCAATTTATGACCTGGATTACGGCATCACGCAGTTAATCGAGGCATATCCATTAGTCATAACCCACAACCACAGGAACTTTACAAATTTATGAAACAACGTAGATATATTCAAACCCTCTCAGAATTAATTGACCGTCTTAGCATTGTTCAATTAAAAGAGGTATTCATCACTGAATTTAAGGATGAATATGCCAAAGAAATTAATGACATTGTGCATGACATTCAGTTAATCCTAGAGGAATCAAACGGGAAGTTGACCGCAGAAACTATTCGTGCCATCGTAGTAGTTAGTCAAATTAATCTTCACATTTGGCACAACGAGTCCAACTATCGCAAGGGTATCAAGGATGGTAACAATCTTGAGCTAACCCATGGGTTAAATGGCATTCGCAACACTGCCAAGAATATTATTCAAGAGGCAGTTGGTGGCCGAAAGGATTACAAGGTAGATTGTTTAGCTGCCGATTTCTCCTCATGGGAAATTAGTTGGGGTGGAAAAGATGAAGATAAGGAATGACATCCAGATTAGGGGAATAGCCTTTGCTGGATGCTCATTCACTTGGGGTCAAGGACTCTACTACTACAGTAATCTGCCAACTCTTAGTGAGCCTGGCAAGTTTAAGTTCCAGCCTGAACTATTAACTGCCCCGCAAATAAAGTACATGGAATCGGTGCGCTGGCCAAGGCTAGTTGCCACACATTTTAATTCATTTGAGTTGACCCAGCCGTTCAACGGTGGAGCAGTTTATACTATTCTTGGTTGGTGGAATACCTGCTTTAAAAATTTTCTGGATGGAGGTTCTCCGAAAAACCCCGAAGTTAGGTGTGATTATTCTGAGATTTCTCATTTGGTGTTTCAAATGACTCAGTGGCACAGAAGCCAAAAAGTTGTTCAGTTCAACAGCGGCGAACTTCAATGTTCTCATTTCGAACTATGGACTACCTACAAGGATGAGTTCTTTGTCTGGTTAGATAAGAATGGAATAACGTTAGATGAGTACGTTGATCAGGCCAAGAAAAGAGATGTGCGAGAAGTATCTACCTGGTTACAGAGTTTAGAACAGCGTGGCATTAAAATCTCAATATTGACTTGGCCCGCCGACCTGGTCCAGTATATTCTGGATGATCCATGGTTAGCAGACCGATTTATTAGTTTTGACTACAATGGGTCGTCGTTCGATAGCATAGAAGGAATGATAGAACAAAATAAACACCTGGAAATAATCAATGATTATGAATTTTTTGAAGTACCACCAATAGATCATCACCCATCGTTGGCATGCCAGCCGGTGATCGCCGCTGCTGTAATAAAACATATTGAAAAAAATGAAATCAAAAAGTAACTGTTGTGTATCCAAGGCCATGGTGTTTGCCGGTTGTTCCTTTACATGGGGTCAGGGGCTGCACTATTATAGCAACCTACCAAACATTCAGGAGCCACTACCGTGGCACTACGATTCTAACCTTGTATCTTTTGTTAACTACGAGTTTATAAAATCAGTTAGGTTTCCGAGAATAGTTGCAAATCATTTTGGTTCGGTTGAGTTAACCCAACCGTTTAACGGAGGAAGCAACGCATCGATAATGGCCTGGTGGAACTCCTGCTTTGATAATATTGACTCGTATCAACAAAATGAACTAAGCATAAATTCATCAACTGGTTTGCCTCGGTACAAGTTTGATGAGGTATCACATCTGATCTTTCAGTTAACACAGTGGGACCGGGACTTTACTACTATAGAGGTGGATGGTAAGGTATACGGGCCAATATCTTATGCTAATCTCATGTACGACCATCGGGAAGTCTTTCTCCGTTATTTAGAAAAAAATAACATGACTTTAGACGAGTACGTAGATAATGCAAATCAAAAAAATATGCAGGCTGTGAAAACCTTTTTACAGAAATTTGAAGACCATGGGGTCAAGACCTATGTAATATGCTGGCCATTGGAAAGTGTAAAGTATGTCATGGAAGATCATTGGTTGAGCAAAAGATTAATTACACTGCACTTTAAGGAGTTAGAGTTTCCATCTATTGCCCACCTTATGGGAGCATCGGATCAATACCCAGTGCCTTTCCCGGAGATGAGCATTATGCGGGACGCCAGCAGTTTTGAGGTTACGCCATCTGATATGCACCCATCACTTTCTTGCCACAAAGTGATAGCCGAAAGTGTTATTAAGCGGTTACAATGAAAAAAGTATCAATTTCCGATATTGAATCATTGGTGAATTTTGAAATCAGTGAGGAATGCAAAAAAGCAATCATTGACTATAATTTAGTTTATGAAGATTTATCTTTGCCTGAGCGTGATTCAGTCATATTAAGCATAATTAATTATCTTCACGGAGAGGTAGAATTCTCAGGACCACATCGGTTAAAACAGTGGGAAAGGGGATGGGAACACTCTCTTGCCTCCTTCAACAATAAGAACGACATTGAACAATTAAAACCTGATTACTTCGGTAAATCAAGTATAGTTAGATGGGGCGGAGAATTTGTTCGCGCCAGAACCGAAGGTTTTGATTTTAAACTTCTTACTATCTTCGTAGATTCGTATCTTCATAAGTTCGTCGGTTCTTCCTATGATAATCTGATTGAGTTTGGATGCGGCTCATCTTACCATTTAGTTCGCTTCGGCGAAAGAAACAGAAATATAAATCTAATCGGCCTTGATTGGGCAAAGGCGTCCCAAGATATTATTAGTAAGATACAACTTACTGGGTTAAATAACAGATTAACAGGACATAATTTTGATTTTTACTCCCCTTCGTCGGACTTCAATATTCCAGCAGAGAGTGCCATATTTACGTGTGACGCCCTTGAGCAAGTAGGAGCAAACTTTAAACCATTTATTGATTTTCTACTGGTGCATAAACCCAAACTTTGTATTAATTTTGAACCAATTACTGAACTACTGAATAAAGATATTTTGGTTGATAAACTGTCATTGATGCATACTGAAAAGAGAAAATACTTAACTGGATATCTGACTTACCTAGAGCAATTGGAACACGAAAATAAAATTGAAATTTTAATAAAACGGCGGTTATATTGTGGATCACTTTACTTGGAGCCACATTCTGTTGTAATTTGGAAAATAAAATGAGTACATATAAAGATTCACTAATTGGAGCCATGACGTTTCTTGGCAGCAAAGATGATACTATTTTCGTTGGTCAACAGATCATCTTCGCCGGTAACCCGATGAGCACCACCTTAGAAAATGTTTCCAAGGATAAGATGATAGAACTACCTGTTATGGAAGAAACTCAAATGGGGATGAGCCTAGGGCTGGCAATTGCGGGCAACACGGTAATTACATTTTATCCACGTTGGGATTTTATACTCTCTGCGACTAATCAATTAGTAAATCATGTAAACACTTTCAGCCTGATGACCGGAAAGAAAGTTAACATGATTATCAGATTAGGTAAGGGCTCCGATAAGCCACTTGATCCTGGACACCAGCATAAAGGAAACTATCTTTCGGAATTTAAAACCCTTTGCCCAAATATAAAATTTCATGATTTGACCAATGGTGCAATGATCGTGGATAGTTACGTCAACGCCTACACGGATGGTGGAGTCCATGTCATGGTTGAATACCCGGAATTGTACTCATCATAAGGAGAGAGCATGTTTATTACAAAGTTTATTAAAAAAATGATACGAGAATACAAGTATCGTAAGCGCCTAAAGGAGATGCGAAAGCGCGACCCCTTTATTTACAAATGAACTACATCGGCATCTCCTCAGGGTTCCATGACGCAGCAGTGAGCGTTATCGACCAATCCGGCAATATTCTCTTTGCCGGACACTCCGAACGCTACTCAAAGCAGAAGCACGACAAGGAGTTAACTCAGTTGGCCGTGTGTAACGCCCTGGACTACATCACTGATGACTATGAAGTTCATTACTATGAGAAGCCTTGGTTAAAGTTCCTGCGACAGATACGAGCAGGCGAACCGCTAGATATGCGTACTCTATCCGCACGAAACATGATCGGGCGACTAAATTGGGTAACTCTTGATAAACAGCCGATTCACACCCACAGTCATCACCTAAGTCATGCCGCAGCGGGGTTTCAGACAAGCCCGTTCACTGAGGCAACAGTGGTGATCATTGACGCCATTGGTGAGTTTGAAACTATCACTATCTGGGATGCATCGTATGATGATCGTGGTCAGGCTCGTTACGAGAAACTCTGGAGCAAGACTTACCCAGATAGCATTGGTCTATTCTACTCAGCAATGACTAAGCGAGTAGGACTGCGCCCTCTGGACGAGGAATACATTCTGATGGGTATGGCAGCATACGGCACCCCGGTACATTACGCTGAATTACATGATGAACTTATGGAAGACAGCAGTGATTTATCGTTTGTTCATAATCTTCATACAGGTGTACCTGATTATTTCCTCCAAGGTGCCAATGACATGGACATTGCTGCATCAAGTCAATTGCTTGTGGAACATCTTATACAGAACGTGATGACCAGAGCCAAAATACTTGGCAGATCAGACAATCTGGTATATGGCGGCGGCGTTGCACTGAACTGTCTGGCCAATAGAAACCTACATCAGAAATTCAAAAACATCTGGATCATGCCGAACCCAGGTGATGCAGGGTCAAGTCTCGGCGCCGCCGCGTTGGGACATGGTGGTAAAATCAACTGGCAGAACGCCTATCTTGGTTTTAACATTGACCGACCGTATCCTGTGAACGCCCTACTTAGAGAACTGCTACACGGGAACATCGTTGGTGTAGCCAGCGGCCGGGCAGAGTTCGGTCCAAGAGCACTGGGCAACAGATCATTACTGGCAGACCCTAGAGGACCCTTGATCAAGGACAAAGTAAATGAAATCAAACGTAGACAGCAGTTCAGACCTTTCGCGCCAGTTATACTGGAGGAATTTGCTGATCAGTTTTTTGATATGTCTTGCGGCAGCAGTGATAACAGGTACATGCAGTTCATCGCTACTTGTCGGCGTCCTGACTTATTTCCTGCTATCGTTCATCACGACGGAACTAGTCGTGTACAGACTGTACCCAAAGATGGCAGCGGAATCAGAGAACTACTTGAAAAATGGTACCTGATGACTGAATGCCCGATGTTGCTGAACACCTCGCTGAACATCCGCGGCGAACCAATGGTCAACACCGTCTCGGATGCTGAACGATTCTCAAAACTTTATGGGGTGCATGTATTCTCTTAAATAGAGGATGCGAGATGTATTCTATTTCAACAAAAAACCAAACGTTCACCCCCGAGAAAAACCAGCTAAGGATTTAACAGATGCTCGGCAACAGGCTGGCACGGAGCATTTCTGGATAATTAACGAACTATGTGATTATTCCGGATTTGACTGGGAATGGGACTTTGAGTTTTTACCGGACGAAGAAGTATGGGCCCAAGAACATAACAATGTATGGCCGAGTCAACATCAAAAGGATAGTGGTACTTGGTTATGCCCAAAAGAACTAAGTGAAGTTATTATCTATAGGGCAGACGTTCAGCCTATCATCAGAAAAAACCATGAGAATGACAATTGGATTCTGACTGACACAATTGACAAGTTTGCGTTTGATTTTAGTTGGCACCCTGATCCAACTGACCCGCCATTCATATACGTATGGGGTAACGCATGGTTTCCCGCTGAACTTGGCTCAGTCATTGAGTATCACGTACCAGGTGCCACAGAACGAAAGTACATGACTGAGGTTGTTAAACTACTTCCAGGAGAAAACTGGATAGAGCAGATACTCATTGACAAATCATTCTTTGATCTTAGTTGGCGTCCTGATCCACGCGAACCGCCGTTTATCTATGTGTGGGGTAATAAATGGATATCCGCCGAAGCATTCACCACGTTAGAATATCATTGCCCCGGGGCAACAGAGCGTAAGTACGTAGAATGGAATATACCGCTTCTACATCAGATGGATAAGTGGAGAATCACCCAGCCGATTGACAGAACGAAATTCGACCTCACGTGGAGACCCGATCCGAGAGAACCGCCGTTTATCTATGTATGGGGAAACAAATGGGTATCCGCTGAGTTACAACCGACTCTGGAGTACCACGTACCTGGTGCCATAGAACGCAAGTACATGGACGAACTGGTAGAAGTGCTACCTGATGGCAACTGGAATGAGGTCCAGCCGATTGACCAGTCATCTTTTGATTTGTCATGGAGACCCGATCCGAGAGAACCGCCGTTTATCTATGTATGGGGAAATGTATTTGTCCCTGGTGAAAGAGAAGCAACACTTGAACATCGCGTGCCAGGTGCCACGGAGCGCAAGTACATGGGGATAGTTGATCTGGCACCTGAATGGGACCGATGGAAAGAACTTCAACCTGTTGATAAAAAATCATTTGATTTCAGATGGCGACCGGATCCTAATCTTGAGGAACCACCATATATTTACGTGTGGGGTAATAAATGGATATCCGCTGAACTACAACCGACACTAGAGTATCACGTACCAGGTGCCACTGAACGCAAGTACATGGAAGAACTACCTGTTGTACTAATGGAGTCAGATCGGTGGGTGGAGAGACAGCCGATCGTCCGGTCATTTGATTTAAGTTGGAGACCTGATCCGAGAGAACCACCGTTTATCTATGTATGGGGAAACAAATGGGTATCCGCTGAACTACAACCGACGCTAGAATATCATACACCCGGCGCCACTGAACGCAAGTACATGGAAGAGATAGTGGAAGTAGTACAGGATGCCAACTGGAATGAATCTCAGCCGATTGACCAGTCATCTTTTGATCTGTCATGGAGACCTGATCCACGTGAGCCACCATTCATCTACGTATGGGGAAACGTATTTGTTCCTGGTGAAAGAGAAGCAACACTAGAATACACGGTGCCAGGTGCCACGGAGCGCAAGTACATGGGGATAGTTGATCTGGCACCTGAATGGGACCGATGGAAAGAACTTCAACCTGTTGATAAAAAATCATTTGATTTCAGATGGCGCCCCGATCCTAATCTGGAAGAGCCACCTTACGTTTATGTATGGGGTAACAAGTGGATACCTGCTGAACTACAACCGACACTAGAGTATCACGTACCAGGTGCTACAGAGCGCAAGTACATGGAAGAACTACCTGTTGTACTAATGGAGTCAGATCGGTGGGTGGAGAGACAGCCGATTGACAAGTCATCATTTGACCTCTCATGGAGACCCGATCCGAGAGAACCGCCGTACATCTATGTATGGGGAAACAAATGGGTATCCGCTGAACTACAACCGACACTAGAGTATCACGTACCAGGTGCCACTGAACGCAAGTACATGGACGAACTGGTAGAAGTGCTACCTGATGGCAACTGGAATGAGGTCCAGCCGATCGTCCGGTCATTTGATTTAAGTTGGAGACCTGATCCGAGAGAACCACCGTTTATCTATGTATGGGGAAACAAATGGGTATCCGCTGAACTACAACCGACACTAGAGTATCACGTACCAGGTGCCACTGAACGCAAGTACATGGAAGAGATAGTGGAAGTAGTACAGGATGCCAACTGGAATGAATCTCAGCCGATTGACCAGTCATCTTTTGATCTGTCATGGAGACCTGATCCGAGAGAACCGCCGTACATCTACGTATGGGGAAATGTATTTGTCCCTGGTGAAAGAGAAGCAACACTAGAATACACGGTGCCAGGTGCCTCTGAACGCAAGTACATGGGGATAGTTGATC